CTATCCAAAGATACTTTTTCCGAAATTTTCTACTGCTTGTTCTTGCACACCAGGTAAAATATGAGAATACTTATTTAAGGTAATTAATACATCTTTATGGCCCAAACGTTCCGAAACGACTTTAGGGTGTACACCTTGTTTTAATAATAAAGTGGCGTGTGTATGTCTCAAATCATGAAAACGTATTACTTTTAAATCTGCTTTTGCAATATATGTTTTAAAATTCACATGAAATTGAGAGCGGAATACCAAGTTACCTAATTGAGAACAAACAACTAAATCTAAGTTGTAATAAGCCTGTCCAGCTTTTAGTTTTTCTTGCTTAACACGTAATTTGTGTTTTTGTAACGCCGCTGTTGTTCCATCATCAATCGGAAGAAGTCTTTTGGACTGCTTAGTTTTTGTATCTAATATTAATTTGCAATCATGAGAGAGTGTTTGATTGATTGAGATTGTTTTATTTTTTAAGTCAACATCTTGCCATCGAAGACCTAAGATTTCACCCATTCTCATACCTGTAGTGATTGCTAATAGGTACGCAATGTGATATCGTGATTTTTGAGATGCTTTTATAAAATGCTTTACTTCATCCTCATCCCATACATGGAATGAGGTTTTTTCTTTTCTTGGACTTTCAACCATCTTTGCAGGATTGAATGGAATGAGCTTAAATTTAACAGCTTGGTTTAAAGAGGTACTGAGAATAGTATGAACTAAATTAATAGTATTCGCAGACAATGTTTCATTTAGTTTATTGTAGAATTTTTGAATATGCATACCGTTTAACTTTTCGAGTTTGATTTCGCCTAAATGAGGAATCAAATGGTTCTTTATTATCCCTCTATATTCATCGTAAGTACTTTTTTTAACATTAATTTTTTTTGCTTCAATCCATTCGGCTAAAAAAGTATTAACAGTGACTTTAGAAGGTTGGATGAAAGTTCCTTCATGTAACTCCGTAATCTTTTTTGCTACATCTTTTTCAGCTTCTTTTTTTGTTTTATACCCAGAAAACCATTTTTGCCTTCTTTTTCCTGTTTCTGGATCAGTGCCGATATCGACTACAATGCACCATTTGGTACCTCTTTTTCGAATATGTCCTTTCACTTAAACCACTCCTTCATTTTTTGAATCATGTTGTCTAAAGTCTAGTTGTAATTTTACTGCTATGAAAATTACATTTCTGGACATATCAGCGATGGATTTATTTTACCATATCTAGATAGAGAAGAAAGTTGTTATAGAAAATGAATGTTGTAAAAATGCGAGGGGATTTGAGGAGAACTTCTTTACATAATGATGCAAGAGGGTATGAGATAACCTAATTCAATACTTTCATAAAACTTTAACATATAACCTAGACAGTCCAAAGGCTATATGTTAAATTTTTATGAAAGTATTTCAAAGTAATATTTAAAATAATTCCCTTTTTACGAAAGGAGATATACTATGAGAAATTTAATCCAGCGAGTGAAAGAAGATATGAAAAAAAAAGAAATAACAATAGCTAGACTCCACAAAGAGAGTCGAGTGTCTAAGACCGTTATCACGGAGGGAATTTCGACTGGAAAGACCGCAGAAATGAAATTTGATACCTTTTTAAAACTTATACCATATATATATGAGACGAATTCGGAGCGTAAAGAGATTGTGAATGAGTTTATGTTAAAATGTGAATATGAGTTGAATATCCGGAAATCTTTGTGTTACTGCTTATGTGCAGGTGCATTAGATATAACTGAAAAATTGATAGAGAAGCATGCAAACAATATCCCATTAAAAAAATATTTATATCTGTATGGATTGCTCAATAAAAGAAATGCAACTATGATACGTGGAAGCAATCTATTTAACGAAATCGACCAAGAATCTTTTGCACAATCTAACGAGTGTAAGGTTTTGATTAATATGTTACGTGATTACTCTATGTACGATTCTTGGGATATTCAAGCAATGAAACTATACGTGAAACAAGAAGAAAACAATTTATTGGGATTGCAAGATAATTTTATCAAACAGTTATTGTTACTGTTTTATCAACACAAGTTAGCATACGTTGAATTGCACAAAAATCAATTAGATAGTTGTAGGGATCGTTGTCGGAATATTTTAAGTGATATAGATGAACTCCGCCTTCAACTTCCTTATTTAACTGCGACAACCTGGTGTTGCGTTGGGGAGAGTTATTTTTTCTCTGATCCACCAAAAGCTGAAGGTTATATAGTGAGGGCAATTAATTATTTAGAGCAACATGGAGTTTCGAATAGCAGTAAAAAATATCATGCTTTCAAAGACACCTTGTCAATCTTATACATAGAAAACGGATTTTCACTTGAAAAAATCGATTATAGGTATTTGCATGGCGCTGGTCTTGGTTTTTTTGAGGGGTTACATGGTAACGCTAAAAGGGGTATAATTATGTTGGAACAAGCGCTAATTGAAAAACCAAACTCGCCTTTTGTTCGGTACTACCTTGCTCGTGTGAAATGTGATATTATAGGGTTACAAAAGGCTTATAAATTATTTGTTGAACTGGGAAATTATCATTACGGAACAGCATGTAAGCGTGCTTTAAAGTCTCTTCAGGTGGAGGTGTAAAAATTGAAGAAAATAGCATTAATAGCATTTTCTTTTGCCTTCCTTTCTTTCGTAGGAATAGGATTGTTGGAAAATGCAAGTAAGCAACAAGCAATGACATTAAATTATACGGCGTCAGAACCCGGTGGTTTTATTAGTACACCTGAAAAATACGTATAAATATTTTTAGAGAAGACGTTACACATTCGTGTAGCGTCTTCATTAGTATTACGGAAGAATCGGAAATAGATTAGCTGTTGTATTTCCGACTGGGATATTATTCCTGTCAGGTGAGCACCGTACAATTAAGGTTTTAAAAGAAATATATAAGTGAACTAAGATTCTGGATTCACATTTAAGAACATGCTAAGGAGAATCAATTTATGGAGAAAACAAGAAGAAAATCAAAAAATACCAATAAAAAATGGGATGATATTTGTCGGCAAGCTGCTGTCTTATTAGAGCAAGGATTGAGCCTGAAAGACATTTGCAAACAACTAGATTTTAATACTAATAGTTTGTACAGGCAATTGAAATCAAGAGGAATATACCCTCTTGAAACTCAGGAAATCAGAATTCAAAAAAACAAAGAAAAATGGGATTCTTTGTGTGAAAAAGCAGTTGTTCTACAAAAACTAGGGATGAGTTATTCAAAAATTTCTAAACATCTGGGCTGTCATACGGCCAGTTTGTGTACCGAACTTAAAAAGCGTGAGCTAAATTGAGTGAAGTAATACATATATAGGAGGCAATTTTAATGGCAGAACGTTTTCAATACACAGTAGAGGATAAGGAATGGTTTAAATACTTCGTCGAATCAGATGAATTTTCAGAGTCTTTAGGAATTGTTTGGAAATACGGTACAGAGGGGTGGTACCATTTTGAAATAGTACATAAAAATCGTGAAATTATTGATAGATTTGCAACCCTTATTAAGGGAACTACAACCGTGAAATCTCGATTTAGAAAAGAGAAAAATCTTACAGAGTGGTTTTGTAATATTAGTTTGAATCATCCTTTTTTATTAAAAATAAAAGAGATGGGATGGACGCCGCTTATAGACCAAGAACGAATGTATCCTAAGGGAGATTTTAATCATGCAATTTTTATTAAGACATATATTCTTATGCGTCATGAAGTTGGGATGGTGCGCGAAAAAACGAAAAAGGGAGTTAAAAATCGAGCACGCTTAAGAATTCATGGATCGACAGATGTATTACAGCATATTGATCAACATTTGCATGAAGAATTAAATATATCTCTAAAAAAGTTACAGACGGATATAAAAGTAGCACGGGCTAAAACGCTTATCTACCAATCGAATACTGATATCCCCATTATCCTGAAATATGTAGGTGCGAAATCGACCTTAGAAAAATTCAATTCATTTGAATTAGGTTATGTAGAAACATCAGAATAATATACTAAATAAGGCTTAAGAGAGTTTGAAATTGAGCGAATTAATCAGCAAATTCGGAGGGTTTTTATTGAACTTTTAATAAAAACACAGTAAAGTTCAATGAATATGATTTTTTCGCAAATCACTATAAAATTATTGGAGGATGTTGGGGATGAATAAAGAGAAATTGGAAAGCGTATCAGTAACAGAGGTAATGGAATTCGAATCTCAATTATTAGATGTTATGAAAGCAGCACATGAAGGGGACGAAAAAGCATTAGAAATTATATCAAAAATGAAACAGGCGATCGTTAGCTTCTAAAGCTATCAACCGCCTGTTATTCTCATTAAATCTTTAAATAATTTCATAATTTCTTTTTGTTTTTCGGGATCTTTTTCTCTAAATTGAGTTATTAGTTCTTCAAATTCGTCTTGAGCACTTGTTATAGGATTCTTTTCATCAGATTCTCCTAATACATAAGCCACAGATACATTTGCGAGTTTTGCTATATCTAAAGAAGTTTTTCTTGATGGGCATTTATCCATTTCTTCATTCTCCCACATAGAAACTGCTGATTTACTTTTTAGTCCAAGTGCATTAATGAATTCAGATTGACTCATTTTTAGTATATCAGTTCTGATTTCTTTAACCCTCTTGCTAATTAATTGGTAATTCATTTGTTTTCTCCCCTTTATAACGTTCGCATATACGATTATCTTTTGCGTTTGTACATTAAATATATACCTAATATATATTTAAAATGTAACAGAAAAGTTCACTCAAAGACAACCTTTTTAAGTTTTTAAAGAAAATTAAATTTAATGGTTCACAAATAGTGAACGGTATGTTATTATCGAATTAACGAAACGAACAAAGGTGATAAACATGAAGTTAAATATTGAAAAAGCAAAAGCGTTACGAAATAGTCGTGGTTATAGTCAGGTTTATGTTGGGGATTACCTTGGTTATTCAACAAAGGCTGCTTATTCACAACTTGAGTCAGGTAAGAGGCAACCGAGCTTATACAGATTAGGATTACTATCTAAATTGTATGGAGTTACTGTCGACGAATTAGTAGAAGGTTAACGGAGAGTTAACTATTATTTTTTAGTTAAATGTTCACGTTACGTGAACGGAGAGGAGAGAAAATGAATCAATTACAAGTTTTCAATAGTGAAGAGTTTGGACAAGTTCGAACGGTAGTACAAGGTGAAGATGTTTGGTTTGTGGCTAAAGATGTTTGTGAAGTGTTAGAAATCAAAAATACAACACAAGCTGTTCAAAAATTAGATGAAGATGAGGTGACTATGTTTAATATAGGGGGCTTATCAGGTAACACAAATATCATCAACGAAAGTGGACTTTACTCATTAATCATGACAAGTCGCAAACCGCAAGCAAAAGCATTCAAAAAATGGGTAACAAGCGAAGTACTTCCATCTATTAGAAAACACGGTGCATACATGACACCAAACACGATCAACGCTTTGCTTCAAGATCCAGACTTAATTATTGGTCTTGCATCGCAACTGAAGCAGGAACAACAAGCAAGACAGGTTGCAGAACAAAAGAATCTCATGTTAACACAACAGATTGCAGAAAACGCATCAAAGATTACATACCTAGATCAAATTCTTCAATCGCAAGATACAGTAACAGTCTCACAAGTTGCAGCGGATTATGGGTTATCAGCAGTGAGGTTAAACAAGATTTTAAGCGATGAAAAAGTGCAGTACAAAGTAAATAAACAATGGTTACTGTATTCAAAACACCAAAACAAAGGTTATACAAAATCGCAAACAGTGGATGTAACTCATTCCGATGGGAGTAAATCAGTGAAAATGAATACTCGCTGGACACAAAAAGGAAGATTGTTCATCCATGGGATTCTATCTAGACGGGGCATTGTCCCAGAAATGGACAAAAAGATAGTTTGAAAGGAGTAGCAAAAGTGAGTATTGAGCACATCATTAAAGAATCAATCCGCGAAGTTGTTCGAGAGGAAATCCAAGCAGCATTAGCTGCATTTCAACAACAAGCACAACCAAATAAAGTAATGAGAGTGAAAGAAGCGGCAGCTTATCTAAACATAGCGGCTTGTCGAATGTATGAATTAGCAAACCACCCTCAGTTTCCAGTGATTAGGGATGGGCGCAAACTACTTTTCCTGCAAAAGGATTTAGAAGCTTGGCTTGAAGCACAAAAAGAAGAATCTAGCATTGTTTAATGCATACACGTATTTGATAAAAAAGGAGGTGATTTGGTGGAAGATACAACATCGTTAGTTATATTCGCAATGTTTATCGCGTGCAGCGCATTGTTACTTTACATTACGTACGAACCGATAAAACGATGGGCTTGGAGTGATGTAGAACAAAAGGAAAAGACCCATGACAGTGGGTCCCTTTGAAAAACACTCGTTATCAGTATATCACGGAAAGTAGGGAAATAGTACATGGATTTAATTGAATATCAAGTGCTCTTACCTAATAAGTTCTGTGGCTTAGCAGAGAACAAAGATGAATTAAAGCAAATGATTGAACAGTATTTCAAAGTTGGTTATCCGCATTATGAAATCCAACGAATTATCAAAAGTGGACAAGCATATGTGGCGGTTTGTACAAGGAGGTAAATATTTATGACAAACATAGTAACAGAAATTGGTGGATTAAATTTCAAAGGTAATGTGGTAGATCATGAATGGTTTAATTACATCACTTTTAGTAATGGTAAGCCTCACATTGTAGCAATTATGGTTTTGAGTGAAATTGTTTATTGGTATCGTCCTACAGTTATTCGAAATGAAATAGATGGGAAAGTAACTTACAAGAAAAAATTTAAAGCAGACAAGTTACAAAAAAATTATCAACAGTTAGCCGATACTTTTGGATTTACAAAATTACAAGTGAAAAGAGCATGTGATTTATTAACGGATATGCTTCTTATAAAAATCGAGTTCAGGACCATTAACGCTGATGGGAAAATTTTGAATAACGTAATGTTCGTAGAACCTGTACCAACAGAAATAAAGAAAATTTCTAGTATGTATCAACAAATAAAAGAAGACCCTGGTTACTTAGAAGTAAATAGGGTGGTTACTTCTAAATCAAGACCCTCCTCACTTACAAGTAAGGAGCCTCCTAACTTCAAAGTAAAGACAAATACAGAGATTACTACAAAGAGTACTACAAAGAATGTAAGTAGTAGTAGCATCTTCTCTTTCTACGAAAATAATTTCGGTATTTTAAATTCATTCATAGCCGAAAGTATTTCGCAATGGTTAAACGATACAAGCGAAGAACTTGTACAAGCAGCTATGGAACGTGCATTAAAACAGCAGAAAAAATGGAATTATGCTGAGGGCATTTTAAAGCAGTGGGTTAATAAAAACATTCGTACTTTAGCTGATGTTAATGCGGCAGAAATAGAGTTTAAAAACAAAGGTAAAAAAGGAGCGAATAGAAATGGCCACACCAATGAAAAAAATGGCAGAATCCCTGGAATTGAAGGTGAATTACCATTCTGATCAATGTATGAATCACTCTTATGAAATAGGCGGACAAAAAATCATTAAGCCAGTTCAAATGATTGAATACAAAGGACAAGTTGTTTGTCCTAGATGTGTAGTTGAGCAAAACAATAAGGTTTTGGAAGAACAAGCTAACGCTCATTATAAGAAGATTAGCCGTTTGCAGAAATTCAACATGTTGGAAAAGGCTAGTGTTATTACCAATAAGAAAATTCCTCTTTCAAGATTATCTGATTACAGAACCGGGTGTGATGAAACGATTAGTCACAAGAAAGCTGTAAAAGAAACTTTGGAGGATTTAAAGAACGAAGAAATTAGAAAAGTTGTATTTACAGGAAATCAAGGAACGGCAAAAAGTTTCCTAGCATACAGCATGCTTCATGAATTAAATCAATATTTCTGGGATATCAGTCAGGGGGAAGGAAACTATCACCTTATGAAAAGTTGTTTATATGTGGAATTAGAAGCAATAACAAGGATGATTATGGATTCTTTCGATGATAAGAGTAGTAAATATACACTTCAATATTTCGTTCAATTGATTGGCCGAGCTGATTTTGTAGTATTGGATGATCTTGGGGCGGAAAGTGGTTCGACAGATTCCAATAGACAAGCTTCAGATTTCATCCAACGTCTTTTATATGCAGTATCAAACGCTAGACAAGGAATGAGTACATTTACCACTACAAACTTTACCGGAAAACAACTTTTTAATAAATATGATGCTAAAACCGTTAGTCGCTTATTAGGTGATTCAAAGGTTTTGAAATTCACAACAGCTGACCAAAGACTTGCAAATTTAGGTTTCTAATAAGGAGGAATAAAAAATGAAAAAAATCCAATTAACTGATGGAATGCCAACAAGTATTAAAAGAGAAGAGCTTAAAAGAAGTACAGAAAATTTATTGATGAAAATTAAAGAAGAATGCTTAAAAAGTGAGTTGAGTTATGTGGAGGTAAATAAGGCCCTTCATCTAGCTGATGAAGAGCTTTACAAAAGTGTAATTCATAATTCTTGCAAAAAGCCTTAAATTAGCTCGAATTTGTCTTCTTCTAATTCTTTTTTATACGCATCATATTGTTCTTGATTAGCACCTACAACATAGGCGGTGTTGTAGTATGTTTGCTCATTGTAGAGATCAATTACCTTGGTGCCAACATGCAGTAAGGTCCAACCTTTTTCTAAATAATTGTTGGCTCGTGAGTTAGCGGAATCATCATCAAACTCTAAAGTAAATACAATATCTTTCATTAAACTTCCCTCCCTTCAAGGGAGATTATACCAAAATAGTAGGTTTGAGTGGAAAAAGAATCTATTAAGGAGGAATAGGCATGTGTGTATTATGTCGTGATAAAGGAATTATTCGTAAAGAAATTTATTCAGGTGTAACTCTAACGGAAGGTTGTAACTGTGAAGTAGCAAAGCAACAACAAGAAGAAAATGATAAGCGTTGGAAAGCGTACTTAATTAAATTTGAGGCAATGAAGCAAGATTTACAACTTAATCAGCAACAAAAAGTTAGCTAACAAGAAAAAGGGGGATTTCAGTCGTATGAAGCCTACGAAAGTTGAAATCGATGTTAATGATAATAAAATTTACGTGGTCAAAAATGGTGAAGTTACTCCGCTGAATCCTCCAGCAACAGGATTTGGTGAACAAATCATTACGTGGCAAAGTGGGAAGGTTGATCGCGTATCAACTACGTATACGGAAAAAATCAAATAACTGGAGATGCGATTATGAAGCAATTATCGATTGATGATGTAATAGGGAGTTTTTGCTACAACGCCATAAGCACCAGTGAAAAGTTTTTAAATCCAAGTTTTGAAGTGCATTTTTACGATAAAGAAGAACGACAAAAAATGGATTGTTTTGATGCTAAAACTGAAGTGGAAGCTTGGAATGCAGCGTTAGAAGAGCACGGCAAGTGTATTCAGAAGATTAGGATAACTCATTCAAATCGTACTAGGACAGAATTTTTGGCACTCGATTAGGAGGGAGAATGATGGCGGCTTTAAATCGATGGTTAACCGATGAAGAATATGCAAGGGCTTTATCTAATGGAATTAGTAGGAAAACGCTACATTATCGTGTTTATGAAGCGGAATGGGATTTAGAAGAAGCATTAACAGCACCGCCAGGAAGCGTAAGACATAACAAGTTTGAGGGAGTGCACACGAAATGGCGTAGAATCGCTGAGGCGAATGGCATAAACGCAGCTACATTTTACAGTAGATTAAATAGCGGTTGGGGATATCAAGAGGCCTCTACGAAACCAGCTATAAAAAGAAAAGGTTTGGGAAAAGTGTGGTTAGAACGAGCTAAGCCCAATGGAATTGGCTATAGCACGTTTATGACAAGAGTAATCACTAGAAAGTGGGATATAGAAAAGGCTGTAACAACACCAGTAATTAGAACTGGAAAAAATGCTTCAGTACGATTCGAGAAATTGATTGTGAGAAACTGAAGGAATTAAAAAAGGAGTTGGAGATAATGAAGGAAGTAATCAAGGAATATATAAATCAGTTGCAACAATCAGTACAAGAAAACAGAAAGGAATCCGACAGAGCGTATGATGCTGGAGATTTAGGTTTATCAGGTTACTATCGTGACCAATGGATTGCGAATGAGGGAACAGCAATTGCATTAGAGACTATCTTAAATCAACACAGAGAAAAAATGTAGGTACGGATCTATTAAAGTAAGACAAAATTTGAATTTCATTAAAAAATGGAGGCGTATAAAGATGGGAAAATATCAAGTAGAAGTGGAAGTAACGAAAACGTATAAAGCCCTTGTTGAAGTTGAAATACCTGAAGGTGCGAATAGTGATAATGTTCAAAGATCAGTTGAAGAAAAAGTAGAGTCAATGGATCAAGAAAAATTAGATTATCAAGCTACTAGTTACTTTGTTCTAAAAATTAACGATATTGAATAAAAGCGTTATTTGAATAAAAAACAAAGGGGAGGAATTAGAGGTGGAAGCGTTAGACTTAGGCGGACTTAAAAGCAATTGGAGAGCATTTAAAGAATTACTGGAAAGTAAACACCAAGATTATTTAACGGAGTATTACTTTGTCTTTAGAGAAGATGATTGTGGGGATGAAGCATATGCATTCACGAGTCATACTGATTTAGATGAATGGTTATCTAAAAAGTTTTGGGAATGGGAGCGTTATGATACTAGGAATATTGAAGAATCAATGAATGACATATTTGTATGGAAACTAATTTCTGAAAGTGATTTTAAACGTTTAAGTTCTTTATATAAGGGTGCAAGAAAAACGGGAATTGAGATCGATGGGGAAAGATACTACCGAAAGTTGATACCAGTGAGTGTAGAACCTACAGTAGTTGTTTCAACTAATTTTTATTAAAAAGGATCGAAAAGGGGAACGGAAATGAAACCTACATTTGAAATGATAAAGAATGAACATGGTGGGGTTGAGATGACTTATACAACGAGTGGAGGGAAGCAATCTTCCACTTACTTCCCTGGTCCTCCAGAAGATATAGATCATGTTTGCTTGGACTATATGAAAGGTCGCTTTGCAAACGTTAGAACGTTGAAGCAAGTAGAATTTATAAAACGAAAATATAAAGAAGCTTATCAAACAGTATTCGGTGCAATGGAAGAATTAAAAGCAGGTGACAAGGTAGTGATGCACACTTGCTTAGAAGCGAAGCGTTATGAGGGAAAAGTTTGGACTTGTAGAACAGATCAATTTAAAGCAAATAGTGGTTCGCAAGTGGTGTTTTTAGAAGGATTTAGTGGTTACTTCTCAGTTAAGTATTTGCAGCGTATTAGCTTGTTAGAAAACTAAACAAAATAGTTATTTTGGAGGGAAAGAGAATGAGAGAAATTAAGTTTCGTGCATGGGATAAAGAAAAACAATTTATGTTCACTCCTACTCAAATTGAATTAACGCAAGGTGAAAATTTCGCTAAATGGGATAAATGGCGTCCTATGGCATGGCGAGATGAGTTGCCTGAAGAAGGATCAGGTGGTATCGGTCGAGCGTTAGGTGATGAATGTGAATTAATGCAATACACAGGATTAACAGATAGATATGGCACGGAGATTTATGAGGGGGATATATTGAGAGGCCCTAAGTATTACGAAAGTGAAGAGAGTACATCACCTGTTTACGATCAGTGGAAAGTAACGTATAAAAATTGTTCTTTTTATTTAGGGTATAGCTCAATCGAAGAAGATCTTGACTGGATTGGAAATGAGTGTGAAGTGGTTGGAAACGTTTATGAGAATCCAGAGCTGTTAGAAAACTAAACAAAATTCTTATTTTGGAGGGAAACGGAATGGAAATAAAAGTGAATGAGCAAGCTCAACGTTTTTATCTAGCATTTGATGAATGGGTACCTGCAGTTGGTCATGAAATTAAAGTGGGAAAATATCGTTTTTGTGCTATTCCATTAAGTAAATCTATTAATATTTCAGAAGTAACATCTGGTGTACATGCTATGAGCATTCCGATTGATTTTAGGATTTGGATGGCAACAAGTACTAAGGAAGATACAATGAGGTTTTTAGAAAAAGCAGGTGAAGGTTTAAAGCGAATCCTTAAAAGACAAAGTAATTTAGATGAATTACTTAAAAAAAATAAAAAGATAGCATTTGATCGTTTGGGAGAAATGCCACCAATTGAAGATGTTGATACGGATTGGATAACTGCTGAGATTAGTGATGTGACTCATTAAGTAATACAAAATCTTTATTTGAGAGGGGAACGAAATCGTGAAATATGATAAACAAGAATGTCCGAAATGTAGCAAGCCAGTTAAAACTTTATATAGACCATCAATGAGTCATAAAGGCCCAAATCTTTGCTATTGGTGTAATAAGAAACGTGTTAAAGAAGAAAAAGCAATGAGCGCACAAAAATAATACAAAATCTCTATTTGAAAAACGAACAAAAAGCACTACTGGATCCAGTGATAGTTCGTGATTTAATACAAAATCGTTATTTGAAAGGAAGAATGAGGGATGGATTTACAAAAGTTGCAAGAACTGAATGATCTTAGACTCACAATAGAAATGTACAACGATTTAATGGATAAATACGATGATGAAGATTTCGTTTTAGAAAACTTAGATAACATTTTAAATGTTTTTCATTCAGTGCCACGTCTGGTTGAAGAAATTACATTATTACGGGAAGAGAATCAGCAATTGCAGTATGAGTTAAAAGAAGAAAGAATTTGAACAAAAACGCTATTTTATTAGAAAGGAGGGAGTATATTGCCAGTTGCTAATCAAATCTTATTTTCAATAGTGTTGTTGCTCCTATATGTAGGGAGTGTAATTGTAAGTCGTAAACTTATGAAACGAGTGATGGAAGAGGAAGAAATTGACCCAAATATTTTTATTATATGTTTAGTGTTAGTACCTATAGAAAATATTGCGGTTAGTATCCTTTGTTATCTTACTTTTTGTACAAAAAACTTAAATACAGACAAAATAGCTAAAAAATTCTTTGGAATGTAAAGATAAAACTAAACAAAAATTTCATTTTGTAGAAAAGGGGAATGGATATGATGAAGGTTTTTAAAATGAATGATTACGATTGGGTAGCTGCAAAGAACGAAGAAGAAGCGAAAAACTTTTATGAGGAATTCATAGATCGGGAAGAAATTGAAGAAGATTTTGTTGGGGAAGTTAGTTTGCAAGACAAAATGCATATCAGCATTGATGAATTGCCAGACGAAGAGCAACGAGTAGCCACAATCGAGCCAGTAATTCATAGAGGTGGAGAAACGTGTGTTTTAAGGTCATTCGAATGGGTAATAAAGCGAGATAATATTACAAATCCATGTATCATTGCATCTCCAAGGGGGAACAAGGAGAAAGTAACTTAATGGGTTGTCTACAGTATTGACGGAATATTGAGTTTTATTCAGAAGGGACCGAAATATTTTGAGTAATTTTAACGGGGAGAAGTTAACGGAACTTCGGCATTTATTCGGAATGACTCAAGGACAAGTTGCTGAATTGTTAGATGTTGATATTAATAAGTTGATTGAGATAGAGCGATCAAGAATCATTCCATCGTTTAATCAAATACAAGTGCTTTGCAAGAGGTTTCATGTTAAACCAAAGTATTTTTATAGCGAATCATTTGTAACTAGCGTGGTAAATCCGAGTTATATTTCTTTTCGATATTAATAAGGGGGTAGAGGTAAATGATTGAGATTAATCTTAAAAGCGGAAGAAGTTTAGGGTGGATATTTGACACTGAACAGGAAATGAAAAAAACGTGGGAACAAATGAAGAAAGTGGATTATACCAAGAAAGGTGCTATTGAATGTAATGGAACTTTAATTCCTTATAGTAGTATTGAATTTCTAAAAATAAAGAAAAACTGAACAAAATAATCCTTTGAATAGAAAGTGAGGTTGGGAAAATGGGAATGAGTGTAGAAGGTGTGAAATTCTATTTAGAAACACCCGATGGAGAAAGCGTGGAAATAAAGGGTGGTGTTGATTGGGCGGATACTTCTCCTGGTGAAACAGGTAATTATGATTTTGACTTTACTAAAGAAATAAGTGTGCCGTGCACTTTTGAAGAACCGCAAAATATAAAAGATCTGCAAGATATAGGTTTTACACCACCACAAGCATGGAATATTCATTTGCACAAAGGTGAGAGTTGGAAAGAAAACTCAAAAGCAAGTCTTTTAAAGTAAATTAAAAATCAATATTGTCCGGCTAGAAAACTAGAGGACACCAATTCATTAAAGCAGCAATTAAAGCTGTTTTAGGAATAGGTGTCCTTTTTATTTTGAAAAGGGAGATGGGGAAATGAAGGTGTTAAAGGATCAGCTACGTGAATGGAAAAAGCAATCGAATCAAGCAAAGAAGAAAAAGAAGAAAAAACGAAAAGAGAAATTAAGTACTCGTGAAATTGAGGATTTAATGGGGATGCATAGACCTTGCTATGAACGAAGACGTGGAGCAATAAGACAAAAGTAATTTAAAAATAAAAAGGAGTGGTCTTACATGACTAAACAATTATCTTTCTTACCAAAAATCGATAGAACAGCGACACAAGAGGAATTAGAAGGTGTGTTGGAAAGCGTACGTATACATAGACAATTTGGGATGATGCGTAAAGAAATGAAAGTCACTCCTTCTTATGAAATACGTGAGCATGGTCCTACACATACAGTTGGAAAACCATTAGAAGATGTTGCTTTAGCAAATATTCAACAAAGTAAACGAGAAGAGTGGCTTGAAAGAATGTCAGTACGTATCGATCAGTTTCTAAATCGATTAGGAAATGGACGTGCTGGAAGTATCCAAAGAGATATTATTTATAAACGTTATTTAGAAGAAGAGGACGTATGTGATTACATGGTTTATAACGAAATAGGGATGTCAGAGCGTACTTATCGCCGTTGGAAATCTAAAGCATTTTATAAGCTTGCTTTTGCACTTGGATTAGAAGTTTATGAGACAGAAGAGACTGGAGGTAATGAATAATGAATTTTGTTCAGCCGATACGTGATCCAGAAGAAATACAGCAGCTAAAAGAATATTTTAAAGAAAAGAGCTTACGTAATTACATTCTCTTCATTATGGGAATCAATACAGGCCTGAGAATCTCAGACATTTTGAAATTGAAGGTTGGAGATGTCAAAGGTAGTCATATATCTATGAGAGAAAAGAAAACAGGGAAACAGAAACGAATACAAATTACTGCAGCACTGAAAAGAGAACTTAAATGGTTTATTGAAGAAAGAGAAGATAATGAGTATTTATTACAAAGTAGACAAGGGAAGAATCGTCCTATCGGGCGTAGCATGGCATATAAGATATTAAGTGGAGCAGCGGCAGAGTTTGGATTAGATGAAATAGGAACACATACACTGAGAAAGACGTATGGGTATCATATGTACATGCAAACAAAAAACATAGCATTACTCATGGAGATATTCAATCATTCGTCAGAGAAGGTCACGTTACGTTATATAGGCGTAAACCAAGATGCAATGGATAAAGCAATGACTAGGTTTAAAATCTAAGCATTGCTTTTTCTTTTTAAATCTATACAGTTACTCATAAATTTCGTACTGTGTAACTCAAAAGGGAAAGTTTAATTAAGTCAATAATATCAAGGGATTTGGCGAAGGGGTCAGTTACACACAATACAAGATATGGGTAACTCATTGGAGAAAGAACAGGGGAGATAAGCGGTTGCCAAAAACCACTGATTTGGGCAAAACAGTTGCAAAGAATAAGTGAGGATATTGATAAGAAAAAATAAGTGGCAGAGTCGTGACCGCTTTTTGGCAGGATATGTACCGGTTGTTTTGGAAATACCGTGTTATATTTGTATTGTGAGAAGTGGCGGAAAACACAACTCACTATGTTGTTTCTAAATTTCTAAACGATTCGTAATGATGGCACATAAAATCCGAAACCAGCAGATGGTACTGATTGAGTGATACCGTTATTAAGGAGAGCTTTTGCTCTTCTTTGAGCTAACAACATCCTAGGTAGACGGAATGAGGAGACCTGATAAGTCGGACAAGAGTTTCTGTCGTGGTTGTTAGTTGAGAGAAGAATAAAACTTCATTTACCGTATGCGAATTTATTGTAAATAATAACGTTCTCTATACATTTGAAATTATATATCGATAAAAGGATGTTGTGTTTATTTGTCGAAATATAGAATGATGGGAAGGGGGTGTGTAAGTATGGCTAGAACATTACATACAAAAGTTATTATGGACAGTGGTAAAGAATATGACCTTGATGTTCATCCAGAAGACTTTATGAGTCGTATCTCAAATGAAAAAGGGGAATTGTATAAGGGATTTGTTCATTTTTTTAACCTTTCAATAAATCCTCTACATGTATCTTCAATTGAGACCGTAGAAGTGAAAGTTGATGGAAGTTCAGGAGTTACTGCAAAGTATGTGCTTGAACCATTTGTTACAGGGATTAAAAGAGATTAGGGAATAGTTAATATCTGAACAGTCGCTATCGATATAGATAGCGGCTTTTTATTTTGGAGGAGGATGAAGGGTGGATAAACATTACGTAGAGCGGAATCTATAGATTCTATTAAATGTCGAGCAATTAAGGAGTGAGGATAGATGTGTAATGTTTCTAGATGTTGTTTAGCTTGTGACTATCAAATTAAAACTTATCAAGCGCCAGAAGATGAATATCAAGAAGTAACTGTTTGTCCGAAATGTAATGGTGCGTTTGTAGATATGTTTAAGTTAGAGAAGTACAAACAATCTAACGAGACTGTAGAACCTTTATTAACAATTACATTAACAGATATAGATGCTAAACCTATAGTTCATTACAAAGGTAAACAGATAGATAGAAAGTTACGTGTTGCATTTGATTGGGAATCACAATCGATTGATAGGATTAATCGGACATACATTCATATTGAACATGTACCAGCTGATAATAAGCAATTCAATACTGAAGTTATTCAGCACAATCATCCTATTGTGGAAGACCAAGTGGAGCTTTATCGGTTATGAAAGAATACAAAACCAAACAACAGAAGCGTAAGTTCTATGACAGTGGTGAGTGGAAGAGTATACGAGAGCAAGTAAAGAAGAGAGACAACTATGAGTGCCAAGAGTGTAAACGTAACGGTCGAGTACAAACAGATACCAATGAGTACAGTGAGAGTGCAAAGCGTAAGAAGATACAGCTCGTCGTCCATCATAAAAAAGAACTAGAACATCATCCAGAACTCGCATTGGAAATAGACAATCTTGAAACAGTCTGTGTGGATTGCCATAATAAAGAACACGGTAGAACATTCGAAAAGAAACCGAATAAATGGGAAAACGATGAAAAGTGGTAAAACTGATTCAGAAACAATCCCCCCCTTAAAATATTTCAATCTTTTTCGGGGAACGAGGCACCGGGGAGGGGGTCGATTTTTCAAATTTAGAACCAAATTCGCGCGTTATATTAAATTGGAAAACGATGTAAATCAGAAGGGAGGGATATTGTGGCTAGAGTGAAGCGTGAAACAATGAGAAAAAGGATTGAAAAGGATCTAACAAATCAATTAAAAGAAAAAAAGATTGTAGGTAATCATTATACTGACTTAATTCAAGACTATTTATCGTTGTGGGATTTAAAGTGTGTTCTTGTTGATGATATTGAAGAAACAGGAATAAAAGTATCTGGCATGCATGGTCCGAAATCCAATCCTTCTATTAATGATTTACATAAAACAAATGATCGAATGATAAAGATTTTAGATGCACTTGGATTAGAAGCATCGGCAGAAGAAAAGAAAGTTCCTTCAAAACCTGTGCGCTCAGTTAAAGATTTAACATGATTCAAAATAATTATGTCACTGAATATATTGAGATGTATCGCGCAGGGAAAATTAAGCTGAATAAAGAGCGCATAATGCTAATTGAGTACCTGGAGAAATACATTTTAATACGCGATGATTTGTATTTCGATAATGAAATGCATGAGGACTATATAAAATTCACTGAGAAATGGTACTTTGAATTGCAAGCATTTCAAAAGTTCCTAACAGCATTCGTTTTTCTTTTCTATAAAGAAGATGATTCTGTTTTTTACGAGCAATTTTTAATTATGATGGCTCGTGGTGGTGGTAAAAACGGTTTAATTTCATCATTATGCCATTTCTTTATTAGTCCGCTGCACGGAATAGATCGATACAATGTTTCAATTGTGGCGAACAACGAGAAACAGGCCAAAGTTTCTTTTCGTGAAGTCTATGATGCTATTAAAGGAAAAGAAATACTAGAAGATATGTTTTATCGAACCAAGGTAGAGATACTGAGTAACGATACGCAAAGCATTATTCAATATCATACATCTAATGCTGGTTCTAAGGATGGACTTCGTGACGGTTGTGTTATTTACGATGAAATACATCGATATGAAAACTTTGATGTAGTAAATGTATTCTCTAGTGGACTTGGAAAAGTGCCAAATGCTAGAGAATTTTTTATTGGTACAGATGGCTTTGTCCGCGATGGATTCCTGGACAAAACAAAAGAGCGGGCGATGAATATTCTAAAGGGGAAAGATTTAGAAGATCCATTATTCCCTTTCATTTGCAAGATAGATAATCCAGAAGAAATTGATAATCCTGATGTATGGGAAAAAGCGAATCCGATGTTTAGCGAGCCGAGAAGTTCTTATGCTAAACAATTATTTAAAAAGGTATTAACTCAATATAAACAATTAGAAAATAATCCTTCAAACCGTGAAGAATTCATAACAAAACGTATGAATTATCCTGAAACAGATTTAACAAAGTCTGTAGCTTCATGGGAAGAAATCATGCGTACTGGTTTTGAAGAAGATGGGGAAACGCTCAGAGAGGTTCCAGATTTAAAACATAAAGTAGCTGTAGGCGGACTCGACTTCGCCAGCATTAAAGACTTTGCTGCGGTTGGTCTACTCTTTAAACATGGTGAAGATTATATATGGAAAGGTCATTCATTTGTACGTAAAGGATTTTTGGACAAGGTGAAATTAAAAGCACCTATATATGAATGGGCTGAAAATGGCTTACTAACTATTGTGGATGAACCAGTTATTAATATCTCTCACATTGTAGATTGGTTTGTAAAAATGCGTGAGTTATACGGTGTTAATACGATTGTAGCCGATACATTCCGCCTTGATCTTGTCAAAACGGCACTTGAAGCTGAAGGATTTATATTGTTGTATATCCGTAATCCAAAGGCAATACATTCTCTTTTAGCACCAAGAGTTGAAACGTTGTTTGCAAACAATCGCATTATTTTTGGAGATAATCCATTGATGCGTTGGTACACTAACAACGTCTACGTCCACATCAAAAAAGACGGCAACAAAGAGTATCTGAAAAAAGATGAATTTAAGCGTAAAACAGATGGATTTCAAGCTTTTATTCATGCGCTATGGCAAGCGGATAACATTCTTGTGGATGAATTCGACTTTATGCTAGATGGTATTAAATTCTAATAAAGGGGGTGATAATCATTGGATGGCTAGATGCAGTATTTAAAAGAAATAGTGAAGTAGGATTTATGTTTGATGTGGAAATGTTTATTGAGAAAGCCAATAGAGTACACATGAAGCGACTGGCGATTGATACCTGTATATCCTTTTTAGGGAGAACAATTAGTCAGTCAGAATTTAGAGTGAAAAATGGTGAAGAATTTGAAAAGGATGAGCTTTACTATCGATTAAATGTCAGACCGAATAAGAATATGACAGCAAGTACCTTTTGGGAGAGTTTCATTTACAAACTTATTTATGATAATGAAGCTTTGATTATACAAGCGGATGATGGTGATTTACTTATTGCTGATGACTTTGAACATAATGAATATGCTGTGTTTGAAGATACTTTTACAAATGTCACCGTAAAAGATTATCAGTTTAAGCGAAGTTTTAAGCAAAGTGAAGTCATTCATTTAAGATACAGGAATGATAAGTTATCACCTCTTATCGATGGTTTGTTTACTGATTATGGTGATTTATTCGGTAGAATATTAAGTTCTCAAAAACGTAAGAATCAAATTCGCGGAACAGTTGATATGGATATGCTTGCTGCAAAGAGTGAAAAACATCAAGCCAAACTGCAAGAATTCATTGATAACATGTATAAAGCAATTGGAGAAAAAGACGTTGCTCTTATTCCACAACAACCAGGTTTTAAGTATGCTGAAACATCTGGCGGAGGGAATTCTGGTCAGAGTGTGGAGGAAATCAATAAAGTAACGAATGGCTTCTTAAATCAAGTAGCAATGGCTTTTGGTATTCCAACTGCTTTGATATATGGCGAGATGGCTGATGTGGAGAAGCAAACGAAAAATTATATGCTTTTCACAGTGAAACCTTTATTAAAAAAGATTTCTGATGAAGCAAACGTTAAATTTTTTGAAGAAGAAGAGTATCTTTCAGGTCAAAAAATTGAAGTTAAAGCTGTTTCTTATCAAAGTATATTTGATCTTGCGACAAGCATCGATAAACTCATTTCTTCAAGTGCATTTACAGGGAATGAGATTCGATTAGAAGTAGGATATGAAGTTTCTGATGATCCTAACTTAAATACACATCATATTACGAAAAACTATACGAAACTAACTGAATCTGAAGGAGGTGAGAATACAAATGACGGTGAAAATTGACGTTAAAGGACCAATTATTTCGAATGATGAAGCTTGGATTTATGATTGGTTTGAAATGGATGCTACAAGCCCAGGTAAGATTACAAAACAACTGGATAACGCAAATAGTGAGGATTTAATTGTATCAATCAATAGTCCTGGTGGTTATGTAGATGAGGGTTCGGAAATTTACACAGCATTAAAAAATTATCCTGGTCATGTAGAAGTTCAAATTGTTGGTTTGGCAGCAAGTGCAGCTTCTGTAATTGCGATGGCTGGTGATAAAGTTCGAATTTCTCCAACAGCAAAAATCATGATTCACAACGCTGCTAAGTGGCATGGTGGAGATCATCGTGACATGGAAAAGGCAGCCGAGATGTTAAAAATAACAGATCGAGCTATTGTAAATGCCTATGTCATTAAAAGTGGTAAATCTGAGGAAGAACTACTTAACATGATGGCTGAAGAAACTTGGATGGGTCCGCAACAAGCATTAGAAAACAATTTCGCGGATGAAATCATGTTTATGGAGAATCCAGTTAAAATGACAGCTTCAACGGCTACTGCTGCCATGCTTCCGCAGAAAGTAATCGATGGCTTTAGAAATGGAACCATGAACAAAGGCCAAGGAATTACAAAAGAAGATTTAAATGCAGCATTATCAGGATTAAAAAATGAAATCCTGAATGATTTACAAAACAATATAGAAGAACAACCAAAGGAGCCGAATCCTAAACCTGTAAAAAACAGTGGGATTAAAGGGCTCCTTTTAAAATTATAAAAAAACGGAGGAAACACACAATGGTAATTAAATTTAATAAATCTGAAGCATTTACTAAGGCAAAAGCAAAGTTGACGGACACTTTAACTAACGCAGAAAGTACAGAACAAGAACAAACGTCAGCGTTTGAAGGTTTCTTTGATGCACTACAAACAGATGTAGCAAATACGGTCCGTGAACAAGTAAATAACGATATGCTTGATCGTTCAATTTTACAGCAACGTGGTCAAAATGTTTTAACTTCAGCAGAAACAAAATTCTTCAATGCAGTTGTTAAAGAAGGTGGATTTACAGATGGCTCAATCCTTCCTGTAACGACTCAAGAGCGTGTGTTTGAAGATTTAGTTACAGAACATCCCTTATTAGCTGAAATTGGTTTGCAAGATTTAGGAGCAGTTACGAAGTTTATTTACTCTGATGCAACGAAGGCGTATGTATGGGGCGAATTATTCGGGGAAATCCGTGGGCAAATTGATGCTATCTTCAAACAAGAAAAAATTGGTCAACTTAAATTAACTGCATTTGCAGCAATTCCAAATGATATGAAGGAACTTGGCCCGGAATGGATTGAACGTTATGTTCGAACTGTTTTAGTAGAAACATATTCAGTCGGTCTAGAATTTGGCTTTATTAATGGTGGCGGATCTGTAGCACATCAACCAGTTGGTTTAATGAAAGATGTAAATCCAGAAACAGGCGCTGTTACTGATAAAAAATCTTCTGGTAAACTAACATTTGCTCCGTCTGATAAAGGGGTAATTGTAGCAGGCGAACTTTATGAAGTAGTAAAAGCTTTATCTGTTGATGCAAAAGGGAAATCCAGAAAAGTATTAAATAAAATTGTAATGGTAGTTAACCCGATTGATGCGATTGGCGTACAAGCACGTAATACAATCCAGACCGCAACAGGTCAATGGGTAATGGCATTGCCTTATAACATTAAACCTGTCGAGTGTGAGGAAGTTCCTGTTGGTAAAGCATTATTCTTTGTAAAAGGACAATATATTGCTGCAATCGCAGGTGGATACAAGCTAAAAGAATTTGATCAAACATTAGCTTTCGAAGATGCTACCCTTTATACAATTAAACAATTTGCTAATGGGAAACCGAAAGATAATAAAGCGGCTCTTGTTTACGATTTAGAAATTTCATTTACACCACCTGCAGAAACAAAAACTAAATAAAGGGTGAAGTAAATGAGAAACGCAACAATTTCAGATGAAATATTGCAAGATTTTAAAGAAAGGATGCGTTTAGGTGATGAAGAAGACCATAACCTAAGACGTATCCTTTTTACATCTAATAAGGCTTTACTAAGAGTTTGCGGTGACTATGAAATTACCAATGATGAAGAGTTCAAAGAATTAGTCTTTGAACGTTCTCGTTATGTTTATAACGATGCCTTAGAGTATTTTGATAAGAATTTTTTAAGCCAAATTAATAGTTTGAGCATTGATAAAGCCTTAGAAGAAATTAAGTTAGACGGTGATTAATATGCAGCCCTTTAAATATAAGCGGCCGTTAAATGCCGCAAAATTAAACAAATGTATCATACTAGAGCGAAAAATATCAGAAACAAAAGATGAAGAAGGAAATGTTCATCCGTCTAAATGGCTAGAGTTCGTAAAAGTATGGGCAGAACCTAAAACACCATTTGGTACAGGCTTTAGATCAGAAATATTTCAAGGAAATGCAGAGTTTGTTATTAAACTAATAAACTTTACAATTCGATATCGAGAAGGTATTAATTCAGCAATGCGTGTAAGGTATGATGGGAAGTTATACGAGATTAAGTCAGTTATTGATATCGACGAACAACATAAGGAAATGTGCCTTATTTGTGAGGAGCGATCAAATTGGCAGAATTAGAAGTTTTCGGAATAGAAGAATGGATTAGGGATTTGGAACAGTTAGGACAAGATGTTCCCCAGATCACAAAGCAATCATTACAAGCTGGAGCAAAGGTATTCAAAAAGAACTTAGAAAGAAATTCTCCTGTGGGTCCGGAGGTGCAAAAACCAACTCCAAAACAATCATGGCGAGATGGAAAACACGCTAAGGATGCTATTAATATAGGGAAAGTTGTGAAAAAAGGTAGTTCCTATTCAATTGAAATTGGATGGGACAAAGCAGATAATTCTCCGCATTATTATATGAAATTTCAAAACTGGGGAACAAGTAAAAATCCAAACCCACCACACAAAGGGTTTGCTGAGAAAACTTTAATCCAAAGTGAAAAAGAAGCCCTAAAAGAAATGGAAAGGGAATTTATGCGGAGGATTACAGGCCGATGAAAAATTTGAATAAGGAAATATTTGATGTTTTACGTACAGATGTAGTTATTAAATCTGAGTTAGGTGGAGAATTTATATATCAATTTGTTAAAGGAAATGACAAAACAGATATATGGATTACATTTTCAGAGTTAAATAGTTCTCCTGGGCTATATGCAGAGAATGAGGAAAAAACCACTAACGTTATGTATCAGGTTGATATATGGTCAATGGCACCAATCAAAACGCAATTAAAAAGTGCAGTTCAGGCAGCTATGAAAAAGCTGTCTTTTCAGCGTTTAAGCACTTATCCAGATTATGAAATGGATACAAAAATTTATCGATATGGTTTTCGTTTTGTAACGGAAATTATTAATTAAGGAGGAAAATGAAATATGGCAATGACAATAGATTTTAGAGATTTACATTATGCGGTTTTAACTGAAACATCAGATGGTAAATTTAATTATTCTACACCAAAACGAATCGGTAAAACAGTTAGTGGTAAAGCGTCACCTAAAGCGGAATCAGTAACTTTTTATGCTGAAGGTGGACCAGCAGCAACAGCTAGTGCATTTGGCGGTACAGAAATTGAATTAGAAGTTGATACATTACCTTTATCCGTTTATGCCGAATTGTTAGGTAAAAAGGTTGTAAAAGGTCAAGTTGTAGATAATACAAGTGATGTTCCTCCTTATGTAGCATTGCTATATCGTTTACCATACGACAACGGAAAAAATCTATATGTATGTTATTACAAAATGAAGTTTGAGCTTCCAAGTGATGAACATAAAACAGCAGAAGATAAACCAACATTCCAAAGCGCAAAAATTAAAGGTAAGGCAATTCAACGTTCGGACGGTAATTGGAGACATCGATTAGATGAAGAGGAAGAAGGACACGATGCAGCAGTTGCGGCAAAGTGGTTTAAAGAAGTACCAGCTCCACCAATAGAAACAGCCCCACCAAGTGGGAAGTAATTAAGAAAAGGGATGGCGAAATGCCATCCTTATTTTTATTAAGGAGGAAACAGATGATGAAAATCACATTACAAAATACAGAAGGTAAAAAAGATTTTTATTTACCACAATTTATCCCAGGTTCAGCTACTTTTGAAGCTTCAACATTAGCTGATGAATTACAAGCGGACTTAGTACCAAAAGAAACAATTGAAAGAGCTGCTAATTTTGTTGCCAGTGTGTACGGAAATCAATTTACAGCACAGGAATTTGTGGATGGCACTCATGTATGGTTTTTAAGTCTTACAATTCATTCTGTTTGTTTAACAATTATGGGGCGCCTAAATGATGCGATTAAGGTAATGGAAACGGTAGAAGATGCGAAAAAAAAGTTAATGGCACAACTAGAAATGAAACCGACGGAGGAAAAATCAAATATAGCGACGCTGTAATTGATATTTATAACATATTGATGGATGCAGGTATGACACAAAATCAAATCAATGAAATGGATATTGCGTTTTACTTTACCTGTTTAGCGAGAAAACAAAAAGCAAATCGAGTGACAACAGCAGATAAAGTACCAATGTGGTTGTAAAGGTAGGTGAGAATTTGAATGGCACTAGGAGATAATACAATTGGTGGTCGTGTCCGTTTGGATACAGATCAATTCGAAAATGGGATTGCAGGCATTAATAGAAGTCTGAAAAGAATAGACGCTGAATTTCGTAACACGTCTGAGCAGTTACGTGGAGTTGGTTCAGAGATGGATCAACTGGAGAATAAGGCAAACCATTTAAATCAAAAAATAGAAGCTCAGACGCAAAAAATGAAGCATTATGAGCAAGCTTTGAGAACTTCACAACAAAAACAACAAGAAATGCGTCAAAAATGTGAGCAATTGGCTACATCTATGCAACAATTAGAACAAGAGATACAGCAAAGTACTCAGGCATACGGGAAAAATGCTCAAGAAACAAAAGATTTGCAAGCTCAATATAATCAATTACAGCAAGAATACAAACAAGGCACACAAGCTTTACAAAGATTAACAGCTCAAGTTTCTAGAAATGATACAGCATTTAATAATGCTTCAGCAGCTTTACATCGATATCGTAATGAGCTAGGTGATACAGAAGAAAGAATAGAGCGATTGGGTAATGTTTCTGGAAGATTACGCGAGCGTATGAACGAAGTTGGAAACAGTATGCAAGAAACTGGTACGAAAGTGAGCCAGGGGTTTGGTGCAGCAGCAGTTGGCGTGGCGGCTGGAGTTGGAGCTTTAGTTGTAAATGCAAGTCAATTTGAAGAAGCGAACAAGAAGGTACAATCTGGTTTAGGATTAACAAGGGAAGAAAGTTTAAAGGTTAGTGCTGTAGCCAAAGAAGTATGGCGCGAAGGCTATGGGGAAGATTTAGCTAGTGTCAGTGATTCTTTAGTTAAAGTAAAGCGCAATATTAAGGATATTAATGATGATGATACTTTAAAACAAGTAACTCGTGATAGTGAAATCTTAGCAGAAACAATGGAATCAGATGTAAACGAGGTAACTCGTGGTGCAGCCCAATTAATGGGACGCTTTGGTTTATCTGGCCAACAAGCATTTGATTTATTAGCACAAGGTTCTGTAAAGGGTTTAAACTACTCAAATGAGCTATTTGATAATTTAAGTGAGTATGGTCCTTTGTTCCATGAAATGGGGTTTAGTGCAGATGGAATGTTCACAATTCTCATTAATGGTTCGAAAAATGGCGCATATAACTTGGATTATGTGAATGACGTTGTAAAAGAATTTGGTATCCGTGTAAAAGATGGTAGTAAGTCCACAACAGAAGCAATGGGTCAAATGAGTAAAGAAACGCAAAAAGTTTGGAAAGCGATGCTAGAAGGAAAAGCGACTTCCAAAGATGTTTTTAATGCTGTTTTAAATGAATTACGAACAACGGATGATCAAATTAAAGTGAATCAGTTAGGCGTTGCACTTTTCGGCGTGAAATGGGAAGACCTTGAAGCTACTACTATGTTATCACTAAATAATATGGAAACAGGTCTTGGAAACTACAGTGGCGCAATGAACAAAATGGTCGATGGTTACGATACAAGCGCTAAGCAATGGAAATCTGTAACAAGAGAACTACAAATTGCTCTAGAACCACTTGGTAAGGTGATTTTAGATATCGCTAAACAAGCGATTCCTGAATTGAAAGAATCTGTGAAGGGTGTCGCTGATTGGTTCAACGGATTAGATGATAGCTCTAAAAAAGTATATGGGACAGCATTATTACTAGCCCCGGCAGTTATGGGGGTAGTTAGTGCACTTGGGTTCCTTTCTTTTGGTATTGGTGCAATTATAGCAAATCCAATTGTCGCAACAATTGGTGGAGTTGTAATTGGACTTGGTGCATTAGGTTTTGCTTTCGTAGATGCTGGGAAAAAGGCACAAAAAGCAGAAGAGGACAGTAGGCGCTTTGGTGATGGTGTAAGTGAAGGTACGAAAAAAGCTCTTGAAGGGTATGTGAATTTAAAAGAGCAGGCTTTTAAAACATTAGATGAAATACCAACAATGACAGGTGAAAAGGCTAAAGAGGCTGTACAACGAGCACATGACGAATTTGGTAAGTTAGCAGATGAAGCGATTCAAGCAATAAATAAAGATAAAGGGAAATTCCAAGCGCATTTAGAAAGTTGGTTTGCCGGAGAATCTGATTCAGCAGTCCTACGTGCAAAGGACAAAATTTTGAATGATCAAATGGAAGTGTATAAAGCACAAGAGGAAGCCGTTATTAAAGCGAATGAAAAAATACAAAGTCTTTTAACGCAATATAATGGGCAAATCTATAAGATGACAGAATCAGATAAAAAGGTGTTTTTAACCGCTTTACAATCAATTGACGCCGAGGTAGGGAAGTCAGCAGCTAAGAGTGTAAATGAGATACAAAAGATTGGTAAGGCGATGGATAATTTCAATAAGAACACTTCTGTTGATACAATCCAAGGTAAAGTAAAGGAGTTAGGTTCAGAGTATACGAAACTTACAAATGACTTAGATAAAGCAAGAAAAAAAGAAATAGAATTCGCAAAGAGTCATATTACAGATTCTGAAAACCAAAAGGCAACAATTGCTCAAATCAATAAAAAATACTCTGAACAGTCCGTCCTTATAACAGAAGGGTATAGACAACAGCTTCAACAAGCTCAAGAAGTGTTAAAATCCAAAGGCGTTGAGATGGATTTAACAACGGGTATCACGAAGGCTGAAAATGAGAAAATTAAAATTCAAGGTCGAGGATTCGGAGAGTATGTTAAGAATTCCGAAATAATTGAAAGTACAAATGAGAATCTATTCAAGAGACTTCAAGATAGATCTTCAAAAGAAGCTGATCTGAGAAAGAAAAGTGCTGATGAAGTAAAAACATATGGAGAGTCATTAATTTCAAATTCTAATATTGTTTATGATAACCTTTTCCAGTCAACTCGTGAAAAATCTATTGAAGTTGCAAATGACATTGCAAAGACATTTGAAGATGGAAGTAAAACAATTGATTTAGGAGAGCAAGGTTGGGTTGCAGTAGAAGAGTTCGTTGATGGAATTAAATCTGGTAAGTACAAGGTCCAAGATGTAGCGATTGCAATCATAAACACTATGCGGTCAGAAATGGGTAATAAACCATTGACACCAGAAGGTATTAAAGTCATGACTTCATTTACCGATGGTTTTAAACAGATGAATATCGGGGAGGTCGCATCTAAGTTAAACTTAGATTTAAAGAAAAATCTCGATATAGATTTAGGACCACTCGGAAAAATGAAAACTACACAATTTGTAAATGGATTACACGAGGGCACAGTAGGTATTGACGCTGTGTTTATTTTTTTTCAACAACAGTTATCTAAATTAACAGCAGCAGATTTAGCAAAAGACGGCACTCGTATAATGGCTACGTTAAAAACTGGTATGGAAACAGGGTTTATTAATGTACAAGACGTTCTCAATACTTTGGGAGTTAATATTGAAGATAAGACTAAGTACAACTTAGGGCCGAATGGAGAAGTGACAATTGCGTCTCTTGTTCAAGGCTTACACAATGGGAAGTTTAATATAGATCAGGCACTCGAAGTTATAAGACAAATGGTTGTACAAAAAACAAACATTGATACAACTCAGCAAGGGGCAGCTATTCCGCAAAGTACCGCAGATGGAATTCGTCAAAATGGAGGACAACCTGTTCAAGCCGCAGAGGAAGTTAAGCAAGGTGTAGAACAAACACTGGGATCAACCACAGACGGAAATGGTGGAGCAGCTTCTACTACATTAATGAATCGAATTATGGCTCAATATAAGCCAAATATTATAGGTGAAGCTTTTAATATTAAACTAGGCGTTGAACAGCAATTAGGAAGTACAACTGATAATAATGGCGGTAATAACGCGACTTCTATGATGTTTAATAATATTAATAATAATAAAGGGAATGTCAATGGAGCGGCCGTAGGTGTTAAACAAAGTGTAGAAAATACTTTAGGATCAACCACAGATGGAAATGGCGGCGCATCTTCTACTCTTCTTATGCAACGACTAATTAACGGGAATAAAGGGAATGTAGTCGGAGCAGCTAGTAATGTTAAATTAGGTGTAGAGGGTATGTTAGGAAGTGCAACCGATGGTGGCGGTGGTGATAAGGCTGGTAATAAATTCGCAAGTGATATGGGAGCAAAACGTGGAGCCGCTGTTGCAAGCGGAACAAGTGTTGCTCAAGGTGGTAAAGATGGATTAGGGAGTGTCAGCTCTCTTAGTCCTGGAGAAGCTTTTGCTAGTGGTTTTGCTAACGGTATATCTAACGGTCAATGGAATGTACAAAATGTAGCAGCTAGTTTGGCACGAGGTGCATTTGATGCATTGAAAGCTACACTTAATGTAAACTCTCCATCAAAATTAACACGTGATCAAGGTGGTAAGCCGTTTAGTGAAGGATTTGCGCTAGGTATTCAAAAATCAGCTCACATGGCTGAAAAAGAAAGTAGAGAAATGGGTACCAAAGCAAACGCAGCTCTTGTAAATGAATTGAAATTAAATAGTGAATCAAATAAGTTGAGATTTTCTGGTGTTCGTATGGCACAAGGAATTGCGATAGGTATTAAAAGTCAATATTCTGTTGTGCGAGATGCATTGCAAGATACAGTAACAGGAGCTATGGATAGTATTCGTTCTATAAAACCAGAAGAAATATTTAGTTTCCAAGGTGATGACCCACTAACAAAGTATTTTAATGCAATCTTTGTAGATGGAGATTGGCAAAATGATTGGATTACACATATCCCTGAAAATATGCGTGATATGGTAAGAGAAATTGGACGTCAAATGGAACGATTTGAGGGACTTTCTATTCATGATGTAGGCAGCCTTTCTAGATGGAGAGAAGTATTATCTGATAATCCTAATGTCATTCAATATAGACCTGACAATGATAATCCTGATAAGCAACCCTATATGAAATCAGAACCTACTTATATTGAAATTCCTGTCATACTAGAAGGAAGAGAAATAGCGCGTGTGAGCCATCCGTATGTAACTGAATATCAAAATAGAGCACAAGCAAGAAACTCAATCTTTTAGATTTGGGTTTCTTTTCTTTTGTATAAAAGGAGAGAGACGATGAGTTCCTTTGAATTTAATGGAGAACGAAAAAGTTATATTCATATTGAAAGAGGGTGGAATCCTCCAACATGGGCGCCTTTAAGGAGGAATTTTCTGAAAACCCCCGGATATCCGGGGGCAAGGTTATTAAGTACAGATACCGAAACCCGTCCTCTTTCTGTACCTGTGGGGATTATTGTTCCAAATGGGACGAATTTAGAAACGTTAAAAGAAGAAATAGCGGAGTGGCTTATTACTGAAAATCCAGCAGAACTGATTTTTGATGTAATGCCTGATAGAACCTATATGGCAGTTATAGATGAAGATTTTGATATTGATAAATTTGTGGATATCGGACAAGGCACTTTGAAATTTATTTGTCCCATGCCGTATAAGTTAGGAAATGAGCAAACGGTTGATTTTGAAAATGACGGTCGAGGGTTAATTGCAAATGTTAAAAACAAAGGCTCTGTGCATTCAAATCCGATTATTGAAATTGATATTAAAAAACCAAACACTTTTTTAGATGTATGGTTTGAAGATAAATATTCAAAGGAACCAGATTATTTCCGTATTGGAGTGCCATTAAAAATGGAACAATTGCCTGTAGAAAGAAATCAACGTCTTATATGGGATGATATGTCCACTACTGTAGGGTGGAGTAAGGTTAGTTCTATGGAAGATGGTAATCCAGTTGGTGAAATGAAAACAGATAGTTACCAATTCTATTGTTCGGACTATGGTTCAAGTAATGGATGGCATGGCGCATCTGTTAAAAAGAGTATCCCTGGTGGGCCAGTACAAGATTTTATTATGCAAGCCCACGTTACATGTAAAAGTAAAAAGATCAATGAAATGGGACGAGTTGAGATAGCGATACTCGATGAAAACAGCAAAGTTCTTTCAAAAATTGCCATGAATGACCTCTATTGGCAAGCTGAACAAAATTTTGGAACGATGGTAATTGGATATGATAATAAGCCTGGAAAAATAGGTTTGATTTATGAGAGTGGTGATTATCCGAATACATGGAATCAGTATTATGGTAGGTTGTGGATCGCTAGAACCGGTAATGATTGGGAGGCTTATATTTCAAAATTTCTTCCTGGAACAGAAAAAGATGATTCAGAACGCTTTGCAAGATGGACCGATAAAGACAATAAACATATGGAAAAAGCAGCTCAAATACAGATTAGTATCATGCAGTGGCAAGATGTTCCGCCAGTAGAAGCGATGTCAGTTTCTGATTTGAAATTTTGGAAAGTGAATTTAAATAATCAAAATACACCGCCTTATATATTCGATGTTGGTGACAAAGTCGTGATTGATACAGAAAGCAGTCATGTCAGTATTGAGGGGAAAAACGCTATTAACATAAAAGATATTTTTAGTAATTTTCCTGTTATCAATAAAGGTATTAATACACTGGAAATCATACCTTCCGATATAGGAACAGCAAAGGTGAAATATAGGGAGCGATTTAGATGAGAACACCAAGTGGGATACTTCATGTTGTTGATTTCAAAACAGATCAGATTATATCAGTCATTCAATCAAAGGACTATTGGGATGATAAACGCCATTGGGAAATCAAAAACAACATTGATACGTTAGAATTTAAAACTTTTGATGGAACTTCACATGCAGTTGCATTACAACAACAGAACTTAGTATTAAAGGAAGTGCGTGATGGTCGTATTGTTCCATATGTTATCAATAATGAAGTAGAAAAAGAATCTAATGATAGAACGATTACTGTACATGCTTCTGGCGCTTGGGTTCAAATAGCCAAGGATGGGTTCATTAAACCACAACACATAGAGAGTGAAACAGTTAATACGTTTATAGATATTGCTCTTGCGGATTCAAAGTGGAAACGTGGAAAAACCGATTATTCTTCATTCCATACAATGACTATTGATGAATTTATAGATCCGCTCGCTTTTTTAAAGAAAATCGCTACTTTATTTGAGTTAGAAATCCAATATCGTGTCGAAGTAGTAGGTTCTCAAATCACTGGCCGGTATGTAGATATGATAAGGAAACGTGGCCAAGAAACTGGAAAAGAAGTAGTGCTAGGAAAAGATTTAGTTGGTGTTAGACGTATTGAGCACTCAAGAGATATTTGCACAGCACTTGTCGGTTTTGTACGAGATGAAGGTGATAAACTTATCACAATTGAGAGTATCAATAACGGACTTCCTTACATTGTTGATAATGATGCGTTCCAACGGTGGAATGAACATGGAAAGCATAAATTTGGTTTCTATACTCCAGAAACAGAAGGAAATATCACACCAGAACGTTTACTGACTCTTATGAAAACAGAGCTAGCAAAACGTGTATCTTCTGTTTCATACGAAGTAGAAGCGCAATCGATTGGACGTATTTTCGGACTAGCACATGAACTAATTAATGAGGGCGATACAATCCGAATCAAAGATACAGGATTCACACCTAAGTTATACCTTGAAGCAAGGGCAATCGTTGGTGATGAATCACATACTGATCCTTCACAAGATCAATACGTGTTTGGCGATTATCGTGAAATTACTGATGCGAACGAAGAGTTAAGAAAAATGTACAATAGGATTCGCGCTACTTTAGGAAATAAAGCAAATAAAGAATTGTTAGATAGATTAGAAGAACTTGTACAAGATACTGATAAAAAAGTAAATGAAGCACAGAAAGAGTCGAAAGCAGCGAAAGAGTTAGCAGAGAAAGTTCAAGAAAACTTGAAGAATAATACAGTAGAAATCATCGAGGCTGTGAATCCACCAACAACGAATCTTAAAATTGGTAAGACGATATGGCGAGATATTAGTAACGGTAAACCTGGTGTTTTAAAAGTGTGGAACGGTAAAGGTTGGGAACTCCTTATTCCTGATGTGGAATCAATTAAAAAAGATACACTGGAGCAGGTTAATAAGGATATTAAACTCGCAAAAGAAGAATTAAATAAGAAAGTGGAAGAAGCGCAACAAGAAACCACTGGCCAATTTAATACAGTAACAGAAAGTCTTCAAAAAGTTACGAGAACTATTTCTGACGTACAAAGAGATCAAGGTGAAATTGATAAAAAAGTAACCCAGGTTGAACAGGATTCTGAGAAATTTAAACTGTCTATTGAAACATTAACGAAAAATAGTAGTGAGACTACAAATAAAATCAACACCTTAGAAAGTGATGTGGACGGAAATACGAAAGTTATTTCACAAGTTAAAGAAAGTGTAGCAAACATTAATGACGATGTAAGAAACTTATTAATCGGTTCTAAATCTTTTGATGGTGCTTTGAACTTTGCGCAAGCAGACAATCGTTGGTGGTTTAAATCAGCCGATAAAGTTAAAATTTCGAAAGATGTTTTTCAAGGTAATGCAGTTGTTGAAACCCAATCATCATGGACTGCTTTAGCTTATAACTTCAAAGATTTGGTGAATCGGGGAGTTGTCAAAGTAGGAGATAAAGTAACCTATTCAATTTATACTCGAGTAAAAGGTTTACCGGATGGCCAAGAATTACAACACACTTTCTATTTTGCACCAGGTGCTACCGGAATCCGTCCAAATAAATCTACTAATCAATGGCAAAGGGTAAGCGTTTCGTTCACAGTGACAGCAAGTATGATGTCGTTACCGGGAACAGATAACGAGAGTCATTTACGTATAGAACCTGATGCAAACCCTCCTGCTGGTTGTTGGTATCAGCAGAGTTCACCACAATTGACTATAGGCAGTAAAGATTATTCGTGGCGACCTGCTCCTGAAGATATTGCAGATGGTAATGTTTTCACCAAGATAACAACCGAGATCAAAGAAGAGGCTGGGAGAATCTCTAAAAAATTGGAGCAGGTTGAATCTCGTACAGTGGGCGTTGAAAACTGGCTAATCAATACTGGGCGAAATCAAAAGCCACAAACAATTGGAATGTCTGGAGGCGCACTAGTCAACAAAGCTGCTCAATCGTTCACTGAGGATTACATGATCGTAGAATGTACAGATCATACCGACTCTTTCTATCAATTCCATCTAGATAATACTAAGATGGGTGACTACGAAAAAGAGAAAGATATGACATTTAGTATCGATATGCAAAATGATGCTCTTATTGATTTAATTGTATTCCAATTTATTAATGGAGTTTGGGCAGAAAACTTGTACAATAGATTTCCTGTCGCTAATTGGTCTAGGAGATCATTTACATTTAAGATTGATGCGCGGGCAACTGGATGGGGATTGCGATTACGATTTGAAAGAAACGAAAATTCAAAGGGTAAGAAATTTCGTTTCAAGAAACCTAAACTAGAAAAAGGTTCCGTTCCTACAGGTTTTACAAAATCGACTTATGAGTTGGAGCAAAGTTTTGAGGGTGTAAAAGAACGTATTGAAAAAACGGAATCTATCATTAATGATGCTGGTGATCGTAACTATGCACGTAACGGAGATTTCACACACTATTGGGCCGATAACGATCTGCAATGGGATAAGAACCTAAACGGTAATTTGCGCGCTGGTAATTGGGCAACAGGTTATAACGCTGGAACAACAGATCCTACAAAGGGTTATCATATGCACGTTGATGACAAAAAGTTTGGGTATCCTGTAGTTGCTGTTATTAACAAAAATGGTCAATTCGGTCAAGCTAAAAGGTGGCTTGGAATGCCTCAAGAAATGCCAGCTAGTTTTCGAAATGATTTCCAGCCAGGTGATACGTACACGATCGCTTTAGATGTATGGACGGAAACAGCAAATAACAAAATAGCGGTAGGATTACACCACTTTATTGAGGGTAACAATACAATGGGCTTTCATAGTGGAGGTACGCCAGAATTGACCATCGAACCTGTTAAAAAGTGGGTTCGAGTTCATACAACAATGAAATTACATGATAAATCAGATATGAAAAAAGGGTTTAGTTTATATATTTATGGTGATCGTTCTGCTGATGGTAGTGAGTGCTACTTCAAAAATGTATCCGTGTTAAAAGGATCTATGCCAAAAGCATACGCTCCGTCTCCGGAAGATGGGGTAAAAGAAAATGTATTCAGCCAGAAAGTAACGGAGATTACGCGGAACGCCGAAGGGATAACAAGTGATGTAAAAAAAATACAGGAAATACAAACTCAGCAAGGGGAAACACTGACTCAAGCTACTACAACGATCCTGCAACAATCTGAAGAATTGAAGCTAGCAATGAAAAAGAAAGATGTTGAAGCTTATGTAGGTGGTTTAGGTACTGTCAACGAGTTGCGTGATGCTAATTTTACGTTAGGACCGAAATATTGGTTTTGGAATAGCGGTAATGGGGCTACTGGTGCTGTTGATACGAATTTAAAATACAAAGGTATGAATACATTTGCAATTACTGTTACTGGACAGTCCCAAGATCGTTGGTGGGGACTTACAAGTCAATTTATTGAGTGTCAGGTTAACGAAGACTTTGTTGCATCAGGTTATTTCAATACTGACGGGAAAACACCTATTGATGGTGGCGGTGCATTTATTGAAATTGAATGGTGGACTGCTGACAAAAAAACTCGCATTAAGACAGCTAGAACGAATATCACTGTTGTAAATCATACATGGGTTCGTGCTGTATGCACAGATAAAGCGCCAGCTAATGCGGCGTTTGTGAGATGGCGTTATTACGTTACAAGAAATGGACGTTTATGGTGTGCTGCACCTATGTTACAACGTGGCACTATAGCTACAGAATTTTGGCTACATCCAAAAGATCAAACGGATGCTGACAAAATGCTAGAAGATATAGCCAATAGAATAGCTACTGAAGATTACAATAAAAAAGTTACAGAATTAGAAAGAAGTATTAGTACTAATAAAGAGGGCGTTTCAATCATTTCTGAAAAACAAGAAACGTTTATAAATGAGACTTACGCCGCTTATGTAAAAGCAACGGGTTCTAAACTTAAGGTTCTTGATGAAGGAATCCTTGCAGAAGTTAAAAAAGGGAATATCATCGCAGCTATTAACTTTTCATCGGAAAAATTAGAGATTGATGTTTCAAAGGTAGCTATTAATGCCGATACAATGGTGAAATGGTTAACGGCAAAAGGCATTGATACGAATCTTATTAGAATTGACGGTGATAAGATAACTATTGATAAAGATGGTGTAACTGTTAAAATGCTAGATTTCCTATTCCAAGACGAATGGGGAACAAAAACAACTGCGGTATCAAGACGAAACCTAATATCAGATCCCGACTTTTCTAGTGTTACAAAGAAAAACATTGGACATACCGATTATTATGGGTTTGAAGGTGGATATGGTCTTACTTGGAAGTCATGGGGAAATGTCGTAATAGAAAAGAATACACATATATTCGATTACGAGCAAATGGTAAATGCTGCAAGGGTAGATATGTATAACTATCCCGAAACAGTCGTGAATAATGGGATACATCCTGGTAACGAATATACAGTTTCTGCTCACTTTAGAACAGCTATGATAAATGGTGCACGTAAAACAGGGAAACCTCGTTTACAAGTATGCTGCGTTAAATTCCGAGACAATGTAAGTTACGATATATGGAATGAACAAAAAATGGATTTTCCTGAACCGTCTACATTTTATGGAGAAATCAGAAGATACTCTTTCACTTTCAAAGTGCCAACAAACTATATTCCGCAACAGCACGCATTAATTATTAAAGTTTGTTCTGGAAATGCTGACATGAGACAAGGGACAGCAATTTGTGTAAGTGGTGTAACGTTATACAGTGGCAAATATGCATCTATGTATAATTGGGATCGTGCTGCAGCAGAAAGAGCAGATGGTATTCAGCCGTTTAACGCGCTTGCTGTAGGTGGTGTGAATAATAATATATCTCCATCACCAGACGGACAAACGTTTGATATAAGTACTGAAAAAGAAGTGAAAATCCATAGGAATATACGAGCAATGCAGGGGATTAACTTAGGTGGCGGTGGATTCCAACAATGGGGACATATTCGTTTTACAGACGGTAATGCTGGAGCGGGTTTTTATGTGAGTACTCCAAGTGGCTGGAAATTTAACGCACTTGGATAGAAAGGAAGGATTAAACATGGATATTAACTATATGATGCCTTTTCAAGAAGGTGAAACGCTTCCTTATATGGGAAGAATAGTAGACGTGAAACGAACGGAAACAGGAGTCTTTATACAAGTACCTGCTGACATGTTAGATAATGCAGGGGTTTCCAATGATACGAGTAAAGTTGAGGTGTGGAGGGAAATGTCTGACGGAACTATTGGTTTTAGGGTTTTAACGAAATGTGAGTTATGTGGTTGTGGAGCCAAATTATATGAATTGAACTTAGGAGTTGCTAAAAGGAACATTTGTGCAAATGATTATTTTAAACTTACAGGTGAATATCCGCCACAAGAGACATTAACAATTGAAAATACAACGCAAATAGGGCAGCCATAAGCTGTTTTTATTTTGCACAAAATACGGCTTTTGTTTTGAAATTTCTGCGATGCATTCACCATAAATAAGGTTGTCTCATATCATGTAGAGATTGTTTTATTAAGATTTTAAAAGGATGTGAATGCAGTGGAAGATGTATATGTAAAAATCGACAGTTTAAAAGCAGAACAAAAAGAAATTATGCGAGATATTCGTAATTTAGAAACTCGCACAACAATTAATGAGAAAGACATTGCTACAATTAATAAGCAATTAGAAAAGATTAGCATTAATACAACTTGGATTTTACGAATTATTATTAGTGCAATTACTATGTCAGTCTTGGGTTTAATATTAAAAGGGATGATTTAATATCTTAAAATAAAAGTACTTATTGAGAGAGGGACAAGCGTCTCTCTTTTTTATTATAAATAAGGAGATGGAAAGATGGATCGTATTGATATATTAATGAAAGCATTTATAGCTACATTTGGAGGCTTTTGTGGGTATTTTTTGGGAGGATGGGATGCAACATTGAAAATCTTAGTAACGATGGCAGTTATTGATTATTTAACTGGCATGATTGCAGCAGGGTATAACGGAGAATTAAAAAGTAAAGTTGGTTTCAAAGGCATCGCCAAAAAGGTGGTGCTTTTTCTTTTGGTCGGAGCGTCCGCTCAACTAGATTCAGCACTGGGAAGTAACAGTGCAATTCGTGAAGCGACTATTTTCTTCTTCATGGGCAATGAGTTGCTTTCACTTTTAGAAAACGCTGGTCGTATGGGAATCCCCTTACCTTCAGCATTAACAAATGCAGTTGAAATTTTGGGCGGTAAACAAAAACAGGAAGAGAAAAAAGGAGATGTTCAGTAATGGAAATCAAAAAAATGTTAGTACCAGAAAGTCGTTATTCAGTTTTATGTCCATATCCAATGAATCCAACGGAAATTACATTCCACAACACGTATAATGATGCTACGGCATTAAACGAACGTAATAATGTCGCTAACAATAGTACAGGTACTTCGTTCCATATCGCTGTAGATGACAAAGAAGCTATTCAATTAATTCCGTTTAATAGAAATGCTTGGCATGCAGGTGATGGGAATGGACCAGGTAATCGTAATAGTATCGGTATAGAGATTTGTTATTCTATGTCAGGTGGGGAAAGATATCGTAAAGCTGAATTGAATGCCGCTCAAGTAATTCGTCAGTTAATGGATATGTTCAACATTCCAATTTCTAAAGTTAAAACACACCAAGAAAGAAACGGTAAATATTGTCCTCATAGAATGATTAATGAAGGGCGTGTACAGTGGTTTAAACAACAATTAGTTTCTGGTGGGGAAATTCAAATTCCAGAAACGCCACAGATTCCACAACCACCAATTACAAGTGGTACAGGTATTGTTTATATTACTGGTCAAAACGTGAACTTACGTAAAGGACCAGGGACTCAATATGATTCAATTAGGAAACTAAATGCACCTGAAAATTATAAAGTGTGGGGACGTTCTGGCGGATGGCTTAATTTAGGTGGCGATCAGTGGGTTTACGAAAACTCAGAGTGGTTACATTTCGAAGCGGATGGACAATCATCCACAACTTCGCAACCTTCAAATGATGGTTTAGGGGTAGTTACTATTACAGCAGATGTATTACGCGTTCGTACTGGCCCAGGAACTAATTATGGCGTCGTAAAAAACGTACACCAAAGCGAAAGATATCAGTCTTGGGGATATAGGGACGGTTGGTATAATGTTGGTGGTGATCAATGGGTTTCAGGTGAATATGTAAAGTTTGAAAAGTAAAACACATTACTATACAAAAGAATAGTTTTATAAAAAAAGTGTTATCTGATTCTATAAGTAGGTGCTTATATATTGATTTTCATCTTTATAGATGTTAGTGTAAATATACACCGTTTCTTATTTATCTATAAACCAGTATCTGTAGAACGAATAGATTAATTTAGAAAAATCTCCTTTGCAACTATGTGCAGAAGGGGATTTTTCTATGATATTTAAAATTTGCTTTTAGATAATGCCTTTAATATAGGATTAATCATTTTACTTAATAAACGGAATCCCCTAAATATAGACCGAACAGCCTTCACATAATCGTCCCCTTAAAATCAAGAAAGTTATACCAATTATTAGAATGAATTTCATTCAAGAAATAAAAAAGTGCTAACACGTTTGCAAACGTACTTGCTAACACCTATACGAAATAGACATAAAATATCGCTGATATGTCACCTTTAATAATGCGATTCATTCAATAGTTATAACTTATACAAAGAGTTTAGAATGTCATTACTAAAATATGTCTCTATACTAAGAGGCTTGAACCCTTGATACAACTAGTATCAAGGGTTTTTTAATTCCCTATTATTACAATTTTATGTGGTTGCAAAATGAAAAACAACCACATAAAAGCCGATAATTAATAACAAGTAGTGATATCATAGAAAAACATTATCAGATAAACGTAAGTTTTATATAATTTATGAACTAAAAAAGCCTTGATACTACGGTATCAGGGCTTTTTTAGTGAAGTTATTGGGTATATTAACTACTAGATAATGGATTGTTTTTGGTTATTTTGAATCATGTTACTAAGAAAATCTTTTCAAAAGAATTGATTTTATCTTTTTTAAATCACTTGTGCTATAACTTAATAATTCTTTACTGCCTGTACAACGCGACCAATTATTTTTACATCTTCAGATGAAAGGTCGTAAGTTTTTGGTTCGTGGATAGGGTCATTACTCAATGGTATTAAAGTAATGATGCTTCCGGATTTTGAAATCTTTTTCACGGTAGCATCATAACCATTGACTTTTACAACAGCAATTTGTCCGTTTTCAACATAAGGAGTTTCCTCTACTAAAACATAAGAACCATCAGGGAATTCGAGATTCATGCTAGTGCCTTTTACAGTAAGATAAAAATACTTTTTACGCTTGTTTAAAAATGTACTTAGCATGGGTAAATAGCCTTCGATATTTTCTTCAGCGAGTATTGGTGTACCGGCTGCTACAGAACCAATGATAGGAATGTAAATAATGTTTGATTGATCGTTTTGGATGGTTTCATAAATAGAAACTTCTTCTTTAACAGTATTGTCCTCTTGAGTTGCGAGTCTTTCTAAATCATCAGTAGTGATTCCTAATCCCTTACAAACTTTTATGACATTATCAACAGATGCTTTACCAATCCCTCTTGATAACATGGATTGCAGTGTTGTGGGGGGGAGACCTATTTTTTCGGCGAAGGCTCTTTTACTATAGCCAGCTTCTTTTATTAAGCGTGTTACAACCTCTGCTTTTTTCATTACTTTCACCATCTTTCTTATTAAAATGTATACGATATTGCGTATTTCTGTATATATCATAACCTAACTAAAATTGTTAGTAAATAGAAAAGTATACGAAATTGAGTATTTAAATACGTTTTTTTGTTGACTAAATACGAAATTGAGTTTATGTTTAAATGGAAATGAACGCAATATCGTACAAAAAACAGGTGGTGAGTAAATGTATCCGAATTTGCGTGCAGAGATGGCGAGAAAAAGAATTATGATTACACAAATTTCTTCGCATCTGAAACTTCGCCACGCAACAGTGAGCGACAAAATAAATGGTAAATTTCGTTTTTATTATGATGAAGCTTTTGAAATTAAGAAAACTTTTTTTCCAGAACATAGTTTGGAATATCTTTTTGAATTTGAAGAAAATGAAGCGAATTGAAATCGGAGGAAATTTACTTAAAATGTAACCCTATAATCGAATTATTGAATGATGATTTAATAAGAGGGTTCATATCAAAGTATTTAATTTAAATTCTGATAACTAGTTAATTTGTAAAAAGAAAGTAAAGAATTATGCGTAGTGCGAAATTATCTCAATGCAATAAAGATAGTCCAAAATTAGTAGTGAGGAGGAGATGAGGATGGGGCAATTAATTGACTCATCAGTACATAGTTCATTAGTATTTGAAGTTAATGGCAAAGTAGTAACGGATAGTTTGGTAATTGCGAAGATATTCAAAAAAAATCACTTCGACGTTTTGAAGGAAGTTCGAAAACAAATTGTATATGTAGGTGAAGAGTTTGGAGGAGAAAATTTTCACGAGTCCACTTATTTTAATTCAAAGAATAGGCGAATCCCTAAATATGATTTAACAGAAGAAGCATTCACGTTACTTGTTATGGGATATACCAGTAGAGAAGCGGTTGGAATGAAAATTAAATTTATGAAAGAGTTCAAACGAATGAAGCAATATATACAAAATCAACAAAATGTGCCAAAGGACCCAATGGGGGTTTTAAAGTTAACATTTGCTGCGTTAGAAGGACATACTCAGCAGATACAAGAGATAAAGTCTGAGGTGAAGGGTTTGCGAGAAAATACGCCGCTTTATGCTATCGAGTGTGAAGAGATAACAAGGGCTGTAAAAAGCTTAGGTGTTATGTTATTGGGAGGTAAAAATTCAAATTCTTATCAGGATATCGGCCTTAGAAGGAAGTTATATAGAGATATTTATAGTCAGTTACATCGGGAATTTGGTGTGAATAGTTATAAAGCTATTAAACGTTATCATTTGGATAGAGCAATACAAATGATTAATGAAGAATATTCAATTCCAACTGTTTTAAATGAAGAAATTACAGTTAAAAACTCACAAATAAATATGGCAGACATTCAGTAGGAGGAAAGAACATGCAAAGAAAGATTTTAGTAATTACTAGCAGTTTAGCAGGGTTACCAACTGTCAGTGAATTTAAAACAAAAGAAGATGCAAAAGAGCAGGTTAGAAAGCTTATTCAAAAAGGAATGAGTCAAAATGTGATTCGTATAACACAAGAAATTCCAATGAATATCGAAATTCAAGTGGATGTTGAACTTGAGGAATAAGAGAGGTTTAGAAGAAAATAGATATGGATAGCATGATTGTTTTGAATGAATGCATAAGAAAAGAATCCGTTGCAGCGGATTCTATAAGAAAAAATATCTCTAGATAAGTATAACATTGAATACCGTTTTTGAGAATTTATGAGGTGGCTAGTATGGGGATTATTCGAGTGAAAAAAGATAGTAATTATTCCGTTATAAATAATACTGGTTTAAAAGATGAAAGGTTGTCATGGAAAGCGAAAGGAATCTTAGCCTATGCGCTTACATTACCAGACGATTGGACTTTTCATATTAGTGAATTAGCTCGACATGCTAAGGATGGAGAAGATTCGCTCCGTACAGGTTTTAAGGAATTAAAAGAATTAGGTTATGTAAAACGTTATCCTGTTCGTGATGGGAATACGAAAAAAATTACAAGGTGGGATACGGAAATTTACGAAACGCCACAAAGGGACATGCCACAAATGGAAAACCAAGATGTGGTAAAGCCATATGAGGAAAATCAGAAACTACTAAATACTAATAGACTAAATACTAATAAACGAAATAATAATGATTATGATGATATGGATAAATTAGAATCTCGTGTATTCATCAATGAGAGGGTTAAAGTAAGTTGTAACTTTATTAAGGGGATGGGCATTCCGTTAAGTGAAATTGCAATTGCAGAGTTGGGGAGCTTTTGTAATTTGTTTAGTGGGGAGTTAATTCAGCATGCAATTAATAAAGCTGTTGATGAGAATGCGCCAAGATGGAACTACATTAAGGCTATATTGAGGAATTGGAAGGAGCAAGAAGTTAAAACATTAGTTGATGTGGCTATACTAGATAGACGTTTCGAAATGAGCAAGAAAAAGAAATATAACGGGACAGGTAGGAAGTATTCAAATAGAAAAGAGATTGTACCCGATTGGTTATATAAAGATGATGAATCAACAAATCTAGAAGAGGAAAGAAAAACCGTGCAGTCTACTGATGAAGAGCGTGAGAGATTACAAGAAGTGTTAAATAAATATAGGTCATAAGAAAAAATGCTAGATGATTTACAAGCAATAAAGATTGAAAAGGCTAATAAGCATATTCATGCTATTAAATTAGTATTAAGAGACTTTGTAAAAAGAACGGAAGTGGGTGAATCAGTAAGTGTTCGAATGGCTCAAAGATTATAAGAAGTTAGAAGAAGAAATTGCTTATTTAGAATACAACTTAGATAAATCAAAAGCCGAATTGAAGCGTTGGATTAGCGGTGATTTGCAAAATGTACGATTAACCGCTGAATCGGAAGGGGCTAAGGTAGAAGGGCGGATTGAAGCAATTGAATATGAATTAGCTCATAAAATGAATGAAGAGTATGATTTAAAGCTTTTGATTAATAAGTTTACAGGACTGGATCATCAAATACTTAAAATGAAATATGTTGATGGAATGACTTTAGAGCAAATTGCGTTTGAATTACATTATAGTACAGGCTATATACGCCGAAAACATGCTGAAATAAGGAAGATTGTCAAGTTTTTAGATGGATTTTAGTGTTACCTTTTTGTAGGATACATGCAGTGTACAGAAAGTATTGAAAAAGTGATTTATAGTAGTAATATAAGATTTCGACGAAAGGGCAACTATTTTTATGGTTGCTCTTTTTGGTGTGAAAGAAGGTGAGTAATATGAAGTGATTTGATGGATTAATAGGTCTTTAGCTTCTAGTTATATTTAGTAAAGTAGTAGTTTTACAGGCGAAAATAATAGAAAAATAAGGAGATGTTTAATGATGAGTTTATTAGCTGCTTCAGTCAAAACAAAGAATTTGCCACAACAGGTGTTACGTTGGCAATCAATGGTAGAAAGCGAATGTTCTGCACAAGGTGTACCTGAGTTAGTTCCTTACGTGCTTGGAATTATTATGGTGGAAAGTGGAGGGAATTCTGAAACGACACCTGATATTATGCAATCCAGTGAATCACAAGGGTGGGCAATGAATACAATTAAAAACCCGAAAGATTCAATTTATTACGGAGTGAAGCATTTAAAGGGTGCTTTTGATGATGCGAAGAAAAATGGCATTACAGATTTAAGTGCCATTGTTCAATCATATAATTTTGGACGAGCTTACCTTCGCTGGTTAGCATCTAACAATAAACAGCATTCATTACCGGTGGCAGATCTGTATTCTAAAACGGTTGTTGCGCCATCACTTGGAAATACGACCGGTGCTATGGTGAAATATAGTAACCCTATCGCTGTTGCTTACAATGGTGGTTATCGATATAAAAACGGAGGGAATTTCTTCTACTCTGAAATTGTTAAACAATATGTAGATTTTGATGGAGGAACTGGTGGCGGTGACAATAAGCCGTTACAACCAAAAGGACTGGGAATTGCAACGTCTAAATACCCAGAAGGATGGGGCATCAATTTATATAGTGGTCCTGGAAAAGATGCTTGGTTTACAGGTCATGTCATTAATACAAAAATGCCATATTTAATTATAGATGCTGCTTGGTATGGCGGGAATGAAAATATGCTTTGCTTAGGTTGGGAAGCCTGGGCAAAAGAAGAACACTTTGAAGTGCAGTGGTTCCACGCTTACTCAAAATATCCAGCAGGTTATGGTATTAACACATATGATGGTCCAAATGGAAATTATAAAGGAAATGTGGATGGATCTTATCCATATGGTGTTTTTGCGAGAAAAGATGGTTACATTGATATTGGACAAAACACATGGGTAAAAGAAGAGCATTTTAATGTAAGGTAATAACAAAGTTTTTTATTATTTGATTTAAAATTATAAATTTTAATATATAGAAAAGATATAAAAGGGTGCTTTTTTAAGTGCCTTTTTATATTACGTATGAATAGAAAGGAAGATTATTATGGCAAAATTTATTTATCCAACAGATACAACGAGAGTAACAAGTGGATTTCGGGGGAGCAGACCAGATCATCATGGGATAGATCTTGCTGAATCGGGCTATCATCCAATTTATGCAGCAGCTAGCGGACGAGTTAGTCGTTCTTATATTTCATCCAGTTATGGTGAATGTATTATGATTGTGCACACTATTGATGGGGTTACATGGGAAACAGTATATGCCCATATGCGTAGCGGTTCTCGAACAGTAAAAGAAGGTGATTATGTTACACAAGGACAAACTATTGGGGTTATGGGGAACACAGGGGATTCTAGTGGTCAACACTTGCATTTTGAATTGCATAAAGGGTCTTGGAACATCAATAAGAGTAATGCTGTGAATCCATTAGACTACTTAGGAAAAGGAGACGGTGGTGGTACAACTGACCCTTCTGATAAACCGCTACAACCAAAAGGGCTGGGAATTGCAACGTCTAAATACCCAGAAGGATGGGGCATTAATTTATATAGTGGTCCTGGAAAAGATGCTTGGTTTACAGGTCATGTCATTAATACAAAAATGCCATATTTAATTATAGATGCTGCTTGGTATGGCGGGAATGAAAATATGCTTTGCTTAGGTTGGGAAGCCTGGGCAAAAGAAGAACACTTTGAAGTGCAGTGGTTCCATGCTTACTCAAAATATCCAGCAGGTTATGGTATTAACACACATCACTATCAAGCTAAGATTATACAATATCAAGTATAGTAGAGATTATTTCTTTTTTCTAAAAGCCAGGCTTAGAAAATTTAAAGGTTTGCATGCGAAATAAACCCTATCGGGTTTCATTTTTTGAATTAGGCCGCTTGATCTTCAGAAATGGTAGAATTGTAAACGACACCTAATATATCAAAGACTGTTTTCTTCTCATATCTGTGAGATTTTCGCCCATTTTGCTGTAGGAGGTTGAACAGGCGAATGAGAATCTTTGATAATTCTTGGGTGTCTTTCTGTATGGCTTGATAAATAAGAAAAAAATAATCTCTAATCATATATATGGCCTTATATTCACTCAGCTCTCGTTTCTTTTTCATAAGAAGTAGTTGACGCATTTGAAACATAGTAGAAGAACAGAGGAGAATGGCGATCAGTTGCCCATACAAATGGCATTCTAATCTTTCTCGTTTTATTTTTTTACAATGGTGAATATGAAAGAATGATTTCCATGTTTTAAATAAAATCTCGATTTGCCAACGTAAAGAGTACCAATCATGTACTTGTCCCATCGGGACAGTATCTGTAGAGGTGTTTGTCATATATACATTGATACCACTGAGACGTTTACTACGAGGGGAATACTTTATTCCTTTCTTTTTCTCTCTTACAGCTTGATCTTGCAATCGTTTTTGTTGTTGTTCATCTGTAAGTCGATGAACAATCACACGAGTTGGTACTTTATCAGTCATTCCTACATAAGCATCGGATATTTCATAGGTTTGTCCTGGTTGGAGAGAGTTCATTAATACCTCCATATCTATCTGTATATACTCTGTACCTTTCTTGATTCTTCCATCTTGAAAATAATCAGGTGTGAGATTTTTTTGATAAATACGTGTATTGGATTTAATACGAGAGATATAGTAAGCCTTTTTATCTTGTATATGTTGAAGATCTTTCAAATGAAAATACCCTAAATCACGGATACATAAATCATTTGGTGTTACAGTTGGAACACACAGAGAACCATAGGTTCGATCATGTTGTTTCCCTGGACCTGTATGGATATGTAGGAATTGTCCGCTTAATAGGTCATATTCAAGTTGAATTTTCATCCCAGCAGTATGGCTACATCCTCCAGCCCCAGGATAAATGGTTGAAAATATATCTGGAAGCTGAAATGCAGTGGAATCTAAAATGCGAATACGCTTGAAAACAGAGGTGTATGGAGAAGAAAGTGGCATAGATGAAGTTAATTTTTTATTTAGAAGGTTAGTCAATATATGTTGTAAAAACTGAACTGCTGATGTATTAAACCGTTGATTCAGTCCTTCTGGACTGATGAGTACTTCTGTGGATGATTCTAAACAGCTAGATAACTGAGCTAAAGAGGTTGTAGCGATATTTTGACTCATCCATATACATAAAGCGACTAAATCTTTTGCTTGGTATTTACTAGTTCGTTGTACAAAACCAACATCTCTAGCAAGATCCCGTAAGGTATTTGGAGATAAAAAACTTTGAATCTCTTGAGCAAATAGTTGTAATTCATCAGACACAGAAACAGACATAAAAAACGCCATCCTTTCCTATAATTCTACAGAAAGGATAACGCCTTTTTTACTTTATGGATAGTCCAAAACCTTAATTTTATAGCGATGTAGCGGTACCAAATATCCGTTTAATAATTATTTATGCTAACTTTATATATCTGTATAATCAAACGTTATTATTCATTTTTAATTGCTCTAAAAGATAATCACAGACATTCACAAAAATACATTGTTTTTTTAAACTTAATAATAAGTATTTCAATTCAAATTCTTGATAAAAAATCTTAGTGATATATAGTTTAAACTCATCTAAATTAGGCTTTTCTGGGCTATATAGCATATCTAAAGGAAGTTTAAATTTAGAAAACAAATGATCGTTTTGTGCAAAAATCGAAACTTCTTCTCTAGTTAATCGATCATGAAATGCAATTGAAATGTTTCTTAAGGCATTTACTTGTTCTTCTTCAAATTCATGATCTATAACAAATCTATAAAATGGGAATTCATCTGACTGAATCATACTTTGCATAAGTCTAAATTGATATCTTAATAAAGTCACTTCTTTGATTAAATCCATATTTCCCCTCCTTTATTTCCCTAAATTAACCAGTTTATCATAACAATTTATAACTTGAAATACAAATACTTATGATATATCACCCATACAATTTTTATTAACATAACCTATCATTATCAATAGTTAACGATGCTAAAAATTTCGTTATGGGGTAATTAAAACTATTAGCTTGATAGGGATGGGTATTAACACATATGATGGTCCAAATGGAAATTATAAAGGAAATGTGGATGGATCTTATCCATATGGTGTTTTTGCGAGAAAAGATGGTTACATTGATATTGGACAAAACACATGGGTAAAAGAAGAGCATTTTAATGTAAGATAATATCTTTAAATCAGCATGTATTAAGTAGGATGAAAAAACTTGTTATCATACCTCTTGAGATTAGAGTAATATCTGTAAAATGCTGGGCGGAATATAGAGTGCGATTTTTGAAAGAGCAACTGATGTAAAAAGTTGCTCTTTTTCTTTTTTTGAATGTGAGGACCATAACCCATTATATAGAATATGGCCTGTCTGAGGATTTAGTTTCTAGATGTACTTAATAATTCAGTGGAATTTTAAATGATAAAAAATAAAAAAGGAGATAATCAGTAATGGAAATTAGAAAAAAATTAGTGGATCCAAGTAAATATGGTATAAAGTGTCCCAATACAATGACACCAGAATTCATCACAGTACATAATACGTACAATGATGCATCAGCAGAAAATGAGATATCGTATATGATTGGGAATAATAATTCAGTGTCGTTTCATGTTGCAGTAGATGACAAAGAAGCAGTACAAGGTATTCCGTTTGATCGTAATGCTTGGCATGCAGGTGATGGTAACGGAAATGGTAATCGTAAATCTATCGGAGTGGAAATTTGCTATTCTCTAAGCGGTGGGGATAGATATTACAAGGCGGAGGATAATGCAGCAATTGTTATTGCTCAGTTAATGAAACAATTCAATATACCGATTAGTAATGTACGTACACATAAATCGTGGAGTGGAAAGCATTGCCCACATCGAATGCTCGATGAAGGAAGAGTGGATCAATTCATTGAGAAGATAAACAAAGCATTTAATGAAGATAATAATAAACCACTACAACCAAAAGGACTGGGAATTGCAACGTCTAAATACCCAGAAGGATGGGGCATCAATTTATATAGTGGTCCTGGAAAAGGTGCTTGGTTCACAGGTCATGTCATTAATACAAAAATGCCATATTTAATTATAGATGCTGCTTGGTATGGCGGGAATGAAAATATGTTATGTCTAGGTTGGGAAGCGTGGGCGAAAGAAGAACACTTTGAAGTAGAGTGGTTCCATGCTTACTCAAAATATCCCGCAGGTTATGGCATTAACACATATGATGGTCCAAATGGAAATTATAAAGGAAATGTGGATGGATCTTATCCATATGGGATTTTTGCAAGAAAAGATGGTTATATCGATATTGGGCAAAACACATGGGTAAAAGAAGAACATTTTAATGTGAGATAAGGATATGAGAGTAGGATCACTCGTATGATTCTCTTTAATTTTTGAAAAGGAGATGAGAACGATGGAAGAACAAATCTTCAATTCAATGATTCAACAAGGAGCATTCGCAGCTTTATTTGTATGGATGCTGTTTACTACGCAAAAAAAGAATGAACAGCGCGAAGAACAATATCAAAAAGTTATTGAAAAAAATCAACAGGTCATTGAAGAACAAGCAAAAGCATTTAGTTCGTTGTCGAAGGATTTATCAGATGATAAGCGAAAAATCTTGGGGAACGATGATGAGAAATAA